TTTCATCCATACTAAAATACAAATCAATATAAATATTTTCTTTATTTTCAATATTTTTAGTCATGTTTAATATTCCAGGAATATAATCTTCTATAAACATTTCAATTTCATAAAACATTATTAAACATCCGATTGCATATTTATTTTTTAATATCATTTTTTATCCTTTATTCTAAATTTTTTACTTGTTCAAAAAATTCAAAACTACCTGTATTCTCTGCTTTAATATCCATTAAATGTTTATTTTTCTCAATAGAATCAATTGTTTTAGGTTTTTTTATTTTTTTATATATTACTATTAACATATATAATCCATATAAACATAATAAAATTAAAATTAGAATTAAAATTATATTTATCATATATCTGCCTCCGAAAGTAAAATTTTAAGTTTTTTTAATTTTTCATTAAATTCCATCTCTTCTCGATTCGATTCAAATTTAATTGAATCTTTATTTGATATACGATATATTTCTTCTTGTGATAATACAATTGAATTTAATATATAATTTTCAAATGCATCCCATGTATTAGGAAGCCATATTTTTACAATTTTTGCAATTTCATTTGCATATTGTCGTATTTCATATTGTGCATGATTATCCATTCGCAATTTTAAAAAATGTAATAAATTATGAACATCCATTGTCCAAATTGCAATTGTATATGTAGATAATGGTAAATCTTTACGAGCTTGTTCACGAGCAATACCTTTATTTAATCTTTCTTTATATATTTCTTTAGAAAAATCATGCAATTCTTTTTCTCGTTTTGTTAATAAATATCCATCATCATAAGTTAAAAAACCACTACTTCCTTGTTTATTTGATTTACTTTGTAATCTCCATTGATTAAATAATGTTTCTTGTTTATCATCTATTGCAATTGAATAACGAGTTGAATATTCATTAACAGATGCAGTTCTATGTCTGATCCATTGTCTCCAAGTGTCCATTGGAACTTTAATTCTAAATGTTATAACATTTTGTTCAAATGGAGATGTATGATAATGAGAAATCATATATCGAATTAATGCATTATCATCATTTATACGCTTTGATTTTTCTTCATATGATGTTCGTGCAGAATCTACAATTTTTTTATCATTTCCCATATAATCAATTACTTCAATAAATCCCTTATCTAATACTAAAAATTTTATTCCAAGTAAATCATTTAATTCTTTACTATCATATATTCTATTCATTTGTATCTCTCTTTATCTTTTCAAGAAGAATTTTAATTAACTCTTTTCCAACTTCAGTTTCAAATTGTTCAGCATTATTTTCATTAACAAGATTTTCAGTATTATTTAAAATTCCATAATTATATGTTAATGAATCACCTTTAATGCTAATTTCAGAAATAAAAAATGAAACATTTTTAAATATTCCATCTTCTATATTAAATATAATAAAATTACTATATTTATTATCTTCTAATATTTTTTGTACTAATTTCATAATAACTTATCCTCTATTTAAATCAATATATTTATGAATATTTTTTGCTAATTTTATAATTGCCTTTTCAAATGTATTTGCCCCACAATCCAATTTAATATCATGTGTTGCAATAAAATTATTTTTTTTATCAAAACTACATCCACATTCTAACCATACCCGAACTTTAGTATTTTTAGATGAATTATTATCTATACTATTTGTTTTTGGATTAACTTTAACTATTTCAATATCTAAAGATTGTTGAAAATAACTAATATCATATTTATCTTTAAAATATGAATGATTATCTAAATAATTCCATGAATCATAAAAATTCATATTTTTATGAAATTTATATGGTTTTTCTTTTATTTTTTTATAATTATTATTAAATACTTTTGACCAATCAATACTTTTTTTCATATTTCCATTCTATATTTTTAATTTTAAATAAATTATTACTGCCTATATTTTCAATTGGTTTTTTTATTTTTTTTGATAAATGATTATATTCAAATTGAATTTGTTTTTCAGAAACATTTATATAAATATTAGTATCAATTAAATTAAAATTAATTTTATTTAAATCATATTTATAATTTCTATTTTTTGATTCTATCCATATATAATAAAGATAAGTATTAATAAAGTTTAATGGATTAATTTGATCTTGGAATATTTTTGATTGTGGATGATTTTGATATGCAAATTTTAATCCATTTAATTTATATTCTATTCCTTTTTTAGCTAAAAGAGTTTCTCTCCATAAAGCATTTAATCTTTTTTGATCTAATGATTTAAAAGATATTGTCCATATTCTCATATTAATTCTCGTATTAAAATATAAATTTATATTAAAATCTTAAAATTGTTATTATTTTTAAAGATAAAAAAAATCTTATATTAATATATATTCAGATGAATCGACTTGAATTAATTGTATATCATCTATTTAAAACACCATAATCATATAACATAGTTTTTAAATCATATATTACACCAAGTAACAAATCTCCTGCATTTTTCTCATTAAATTTTTTTGGCAAATTTCCAGTTCGTAAATATTCAATAGCAATTAAATATTCACTTTTATCATTAACATCTCCAAAAATAGAAGTAATTGGAAGATTATCATATTCTGCCTTCAATTTATCTGCCAATTTGTTTTTCATATCTTGAGTTATTGTTAACATGATTTTTCCTTTTTTTCTTTTACTACTATAATATACAAAATAAAAATAAAAAAGTCAATAGGGATTATCCACCAGTTTTAAATAATTTAATGGCGGCTCGAATAAAACTATCTTCATTTTTAAAAAATCTAAATTTACCATCTACATAAAATACTCTATCACCATTCTTTTTTAATATGACTTGATATGGAATACGTTCATTTGATAATATATTTCCATCTTTAAGAAATTTCTTCATTTCATTAAATTCTGCTTTACTTATTTTACAATTCATTTTTAAATATCCTATTATTTAACAACTTTTACCCATTTTTGGTTTTTTTCTATTTCAATATAATTATAATAATACCAAGCACTATTCACTGCTTTATCATAAGAATCATAAACTAAACTAAAATATATTTTACCATTATTATTTATAGCCCATTTAAATTCATTATTATTATTACTGTAAATTTCATATTTTGGAGGAAGAGATATAATATTTTTTTCTATAATATTAATATTTTTATTTATAATATTAATTGAATCTGATTTAATATATTTATAATTAACATAATCATTATATAATGTTTCAATTTCATCATTAAGTTTATTAATATACATTATTAATCCAATTATAATTATAATTGTTAACATTAATAAAATATAACATATTTTCATATTTGTATCCTATCTTTTCTATATATTTTAATATAATATACTAAATAAATATATAAATGTCAATATATCAACAATAATATTTAAAATCGAATTTATTAAAATCATCCCATATTTTTTTTGTAGCATATGCAAGTGCAATTAAAGATATTGCAATTATTACTTTTTTTCCGATTTTCATTATTTTTACTCCTTTTAAATAAATATATAAATAAATATATATAATTTATATTTTATTTAAATAATTAAAATATAAAATAAATAATTTTTTATATAACCATTTTGGTTTTCGATAATAAAAATTATTCCATTTTTTTAATTGAGAATGCGTATATGTTTGATGATAACCAACACAAAATTCAAATAATATTTTTCTTAATATCCATTTAATTTTAGTTTTTCCATATAATCTAAATATTATACACCAATTATTTTTTTTAGTAACAAATTCACATAATTTATTATTATAAATACACAGTCCGTTTAAATGATAATCATAATGATTAGATATCCATTTAAAATTAACTTCATTATATGGAATTATATTAAGAAGTTCTTTTTGCATTATTTATAATTATCCTTTATTATATCCCATGTTTGTTTCATTAATTTTGTTCTTGTTTCTCCACGATCAGAAAATCCTGAAAATATCCATACATCAAAAAATCTAATAAAATGTGGTAATTTATATTTTTCATCTGAAAAATGTTGAGACATTTGCCAACTATTATTTAATACCTCATGTCGATATAAATGATTAACTCCATATTTAATAGGTAGAAAATTAACAGGAATATTATATTTTGTAAGTAAATAGTTAATTACTGGTTGATCTCGACCTCGTTTTACAATAACATCTTCTCTTCTAATTATTTCATCTTTATTTTCATAATAAAAATTCTTAACTATATTCCAAAAATAATGATGTTGTTTAAAAAATAAAATAAAACCACTTGCAATATAATTATTTAAATTAAAATTTACATCAAGAAATAAATCTTGATATCCTATAGAACTTTGATAAGTCCATTTTAAATTTTCATTTGCTTTTAATGCAGAAAATTTATCTTTATATAATTCAATTAAATCTGGAGCATCCCATTTAATCATAATAGAAGCATCTGTTGATAAAACTGCATCATAATCCAATGGAATTATTTGATCTAAATATAACCATCGTTGCCAATTAATTTTTACTTTTAATGTATCAGATTCAATTGGATTTTCAAATGGAATAAAAACATATCCATATTTATTGCAGTAATATTCCCATGTCAATCTGGAATAATTCATCCATTCAAAGTCTCCATAATTATATTTATTTGATGCTTCTTTATTTTTTATTCCTGTCCATAATAATATTTTCTTCATATTTGGCTTTCTAATTATGTACTTCTTTAAATTCAATTACTTCATATTTTCCATAACTTAAACGATACGTTCCTATACCTTCTTTTCCAGCTTCAACTAAAATATTTTTCATTGTTTCATTATTTATATGTTCATCTGCATTTGAAATTATATGAAATTCAAATTCCCAATTTTTCCATATAGGTCTTGCTATTGGACTTCTACATTTTGTATTCGGATTAACAATAGTATCTATATTTATTTCATAATTTTCTGGATTCTTTGGTTGTAAAAAATATATAAATTCTTCTTCAACAATAATACTTTGAGCGCATAAATTTTTATATGTTTTTTTCCCTTGCCATTTAATTTGAGTTGCACCTTTTATAATTGATCTTTCAACATGATTTGATGGTTGAATAATAATACCATTATTATCCAAATATAAACATTTTTTTACATCCTTCACTGGATCAAAAATAGTTGATTTTTTTGTTTTTCCAATAGAAATTTCTTCAATTGGAAATCTTTTATGCATTAATGGTCTTATTCCCTGTATTCTAACATAATATCGTTTCATATTAACCTCATTAAAAACACTACAACACACTACATGACAACACGCCACGTCATTATAAAATTATTTTCTATTTCGTATAAAACCAAAAAATCTTTTTGTATCATTTTCTTTTTTAATTTCTGATTGTTTTTTTATTTCTTTTAATCTATCTTCAGTTAATGTTTCTAATTCTCTCATTTCATCAATAATATCAGAAGGTATATCATACATTTTAGGATATCCATATAAAACTTTTTGACTTTCATCATATTCAATAATAAATGCTCCTATATCTGGAGTTTCATTAAATACTTTTCTTTCCATATAATCTGTAGAATATTGAAATGCTGGAGTTATATATGCTTGAATTCCAGATTTTTGAATTCCATAAAAAATATGACCATGTGATCTAACAATCATTGTAGGACATTTTGTTTTTGTTTTTACTGCATCTTTTTGAACATTATCCATTTCTTTTTTCAACGATGATAATGTAAATCCTGCCGCATGTTTAAATTGTATTTTTTCATTTTCAATTAATAATTCATATATATTTCTATGATATGTTCCACCCAATTTTTCAATTACTTGTCTATCTAAATTTGCTCCTGCTCTACTACTATTATGATATCCACTACCTGCAATACCATGTACTTTAGTATTATTTCCAATAATAGGTTTTAATAATTCAATTGCAAAATTTATTTGTTCATCAGTATCAGTTGTTATTGCTTCAACTCCAGCTTGTAAACTTTGATTTCCATCACATATATCACCATTTAAAATTAAATAATCTGGAAATTTATAAGTTTTAATAATATCTTCATATATATTTAATACCCATTTTTGAAATGGATTTGAATAATAATAATTTTCTATTGTCCTTTTTGGATTTAAACCTCTTATATGACCACAATGCATATCCGATAGTGTTAATATTCGCAATTCAGTTCTCCTAAATAATTAATAGTTTATTTTTTAAAAAATTAAATAATTTTGTATTTGATTTATCAATATATTTATTAATATCAATAATAGTATTATTTAATTCCCATTTTTTAAAATCAGTTTTATCAAAACAATCTTTACATATTGTTAAAATCCATCCTTTGGTTTTACCTATATTATTAATTGTTCCACAAAATTCACATATAGATAATGATATAATTCTTGCAAATTCTACTAAATTATATATATATTCATCTTCATCTCCACCATCATAATAAACTGAAAGGAATCCAAATTTTTCTTTAATTTGTGTTATTTTAACTTGAATAATATTATGTGTATCTATATAAGACTGAATATCATAACATAAACAATCTAATAATTCATACCAACCATTACGATGTGAAAATTCATATACAGATATATTTTGATTATCATCAATAAATAATTTTGGATATTTATTTATTATTTGTTGTTCTAATTCATAATCCATTATATTAATCTTTCTGAACAAAGATTTTATAAGTAACTGTTTGAATAAAATACCATGCACATGACATCATTAATATTGATAAAAATATTCCAAATATACTATTATATGATTTTAAAGAAATATATAATAAAATTATAAATACATTAATATTTTTAAAAAAATGTTGACCATCCCAAAATATAGGATGTAATAAAAATTTTATTGTTAAATGTTTAAATGTTAATATATAATAACGATACTCGTTACTATCATATGATTGTAACCATGTATATAATTTAAAATATTTATTTTTTAATCGTTGAAATATACTATTAGAAAACCAACGATCAAATTCAATTATTTCTCTTAATCTATCAAAAAATGCAAGTAAAGAAATAAAAATAAGAAATTCAATTATTATATCCATTCATTCTACTCCAAATTAATTATTTAAATTACTTATTATCATTTTTATTAAATTCATAATTCTTAGCCATATATGACATTCTACGATTATTAACTATTAAAAATAATACAGGCATTATTATAAATGATAATATTAATGCAATATATAAGAAATACTTTAACAAAATAATAGATATTATTGTTCCAATCGTATCTGATATTAAATCTTTAAATGAAAATCCTTGTATATTTCCATCAGAATCATATGGTTTTGTGCCATCTTTTATTTCCCAAACAAATCCAATAAATACTGATATAATAAATGTTGAATATAATGCAAAATTAATTACTGACAATTTAGATGTATCTAAAAATAAATTTATAAATCCAAGATTTAAAAACCATATTATAGTTGTACCAACAATTGATAATAATAAATGTTCAAGTTTATCATATTTAAAAATACTCCCCTGTGTACTTAACCATTTATCTATATTCCATTTTAAAAATTTCATAAATTTTCTCCATTAAATTAAATATTTAAATTATCTATTATCACCGTCTCCATTAATTTTTCCTCTATTAAATCGGGATAATAATTTATCACTATTTGTTTGTAATACAGTATTCATATCAAATCCATAGTTTTTAGCTATATATGATATTCTATAAAAAACTGTAATTAATATACTTTGTACAAAATTTTTATATTCATCATTAATTTTATTATAATTAATAAAATCTTCATCATCTCGTAATAATTTTCCTGTTTTCTCTGATAATTTTGATGTTAATATACATATATCTATAAAATTATAAAATACTTCACTTTTATTATATAATGTATCATTTTTTATATTTAATACATTATAATCTAATCCTAAATCCTGAAAAATAGCAAATATATACCAAACAACATCTCCCATTTCTTTATTTAACTCATCATTAGATGAATTTGGTGTTAAAAATTTTTCAAATAATTCTCCACATTCTCCATTTATTTTAAGAATTGGATAAATAACTGCATATTGTGTTGGATATTTTTTTACTTTTAATACCATTTCATTATATTCATTTAAATTCATTGATTTCCTTTCTAAAAAAATTATTTTTTATTTATCTAAATTTTTTAATTCTTTTTCACGTTTTTTTAATATTTTATTTATTTCATCACGCAATGCTATTAAAAATGCTGGTGTATAATGATTATCTAATTGATTTATAAATTCTTTTGCCGCTTCTTTTGGTATATTTTTGATATCTATATATGATTGTGGAACATCAGATATCCAAATATCTTCAAGATGATCATATCGAGTAAATATATGAATAAGAGCTACACTATTTGGACTTAATAATATTGGTTTTCTAAATGTTGATTTAAATTGATTTATATTCATTTTATTTTTTTACTTATATGTCGATCTATATAATATTTAGCCATATCTATTATTTGTTTTTTACCAGAATATTCTTCCGATTCTTCTTTTTCAGTTATAAAATAAGAATCATAAAATTTCATATACCATTTGGGTACAGTTGATTTTCGATAACCAGTCATTGTTTTATAAATTAAAAATTTTATATTTTTATATTCATATACATAAGCAGGATATACTGAATTAAATAAAGTTTTTTTAATAAGTTTTAAATTATCTGAATTTTCTGATAATAATTTAATATTTTTTAATAATATCATTATTTTTCTCCATAAAAATATTCATAAGTTTTTTTCATCCAATATAATGTTTGTTCATTATTTTTATTATTAGGTATAGCATTATATTGATAAATATAGCCAAATTTAGTAAATAATAAATCATCAGTCAGTATTTCTTTTCTATTCATATCTATCATATTATATTCATATGGTAATTGAGTTAATGGAATATTATTAAGATGTATCATAAAATTTACAGGAGTTTGATCTGTTCCAACATGAAAACTTTCTAATTGCTTAAATTCATCTATTCTATTATTATATAAATCTAATATACTTTTATATAATATTTCATGAAAATTATTACAAATCATAAATCCAGCATCAAAATATTTATAAAAATCAAACATATAATCACTAAATATATATTTTGAATATATATCCATACTTCTTAACACCCAATCCCAACTTCCACCAAATTCAGCTACAGTAAAATTATGTTGACTCAATTCAAAAAAACGAGGAGTATCAGGATGAACAATAGTATCTGCATCTACCATTAAAATTTGATTATATTTTATATTATTTTGTTTTAATAAATCAAATAAATAATATCGTTGCCAACAAATTCCCATATCGGATATAGGTAACAATAAATCTTCAAGAACAAACATATCTATATTTTTATGTTTTTTAACCCATTTTTCCCAACTTGAAATAGAATATTCATATGGTAAACTTCGTGATTCTGACCATCTACCATCACCATTAAGTTTTATATTCATCATAAAAACAATATCATTTTTATTATTTTTTGGTTGTATTATAATACCTTCTTTATCAACAAAAACAGTACCTTTTTGAGAAATTAATGTATTAGCATCTTCACCTATAAATTTTAAAATTTGTATTTCATCTTTAAATTCTTGTATAACTTGATTTACACCAACATTTGGATGACCATAATCATCAAAAATAATTATTGAATTATTATACATATTAATAATTCGTTGTAAATCATATTTGACTTCTTGATATGAATGACCAGCATCAATCCAAATAACCTGAAAATCAATATCAAAATTTAAATCTTCTTGATATATATTTTTTTCAATAAAAATTATATTATTTCTATCTTTATGAAGTTCTTTTGCTATACTAACATCTCTATCAATTGCAACTACAGTTTTAAATAAATAACTTAAAATTCTACTTGAATATCCTTTATTACATCCAAGTTCTAAAACATTACAATTTCTATATTTTTCATCAGAAAAAAATTCTAATATATCTTTTTTAAATTTTTTACTTGTAGTATTTTTATCAGTATCTTTATGTGGCACTTCAGATAATATTTTATCAATATTCATAATTTATTCCTTTAATTCATCAGGAAAACTTGTTATTTCATTTTCTAATGATTTTATTATTTCTCTGTTTTTTTCTTTTATTAACCATTTAAAATTATTTAAATTATCATAACCAGTATCAGTCCATGAATACGGATGACATAATAAATGAATTTTTTCTCCATTAACATCATTAGCATATTTCCATCTATGATTAGAATCAGATAAATACGTTATTTTCATAACACCAGTATTTTCAAAATCATGATCTATAAATTTTTCATCATATTGATTAATTATATTATTATCAATATGAAATGGTTTAACAATCCATTCATAACGTGGACGATGATATACAAATCTATCTATTTTATAATCTAAATAATAAGATAAAATACTTATTTCTTTTAAAATATGAACTTTCATTTGATGTTCAGTATTACCATATAAAAAATCTTTTTTCATATATGTATGAACACCAATTTTATGTCCCATAGATATAATATCTTTAATTAATTGTAAATTTTTAATTGATAAAGAATTATAATTATTATTAGATAATTGAATATTATATGTAGATTTAACTCCTATTTTATTTTCTATCATTGCTAATTTATGCGCTCTATCTATACTAAATTCTACATCATGTCGAATTATACACCAAGTATTATACATATCAACATCAGAAAAATCTATAATAGGTATATTTTTTAATCTTATTTTTTTAATTAAATTTCTATAATAATCATATGAAAATTCATTCATTATCTTTATCCTCCTTAATATGATATTAAATATTCTATCATATTTCTCGTATTTTGATGTAAATTCATTTTATCCTTATTTTCAGAATACCATTTTTTTACACCATTAAAATTACTTACTATTCTCGATTTTCCATTTTTTATTATATCCATTGCTAACCAATCACAAACCATTTCATATATATATATTTGATCCATATGTTTAGGTTTATCATCAACAATCCAGTATTGCCAATGATGTTTATTTCTTTTATAATGAAGATCAACTGCAACATTAAATTTATTTTTAATATCTTTAGTTTTTTTATCACCATAAAAATAATTTGCATATGGAAAAAATTCAGATGGTAAAAATTTACTAAAATCATGTATAATTCCTCTATAAAATAAACCAAATTTAAAACATTCTAACATTACATACCATTTATGTTTCACTATATATTTAAAATATTTTATATATTTATTCATTCAATTTTTCCTTTATAATAATCTCTAACTTTTCGATATCCCATTTCTTTTCCATGATATAACCAACAAAATCCATTTAAATAAAATATAACTCCTTGTTTATGTAATGTAATAAAATAACCTTCTTGACCTCCCCAAATTCCATCTCCACCATCATACTCATGTTTTAATGGAAACATTTCATTATCAGCAAATCTATATTTTTCATAAAAATTTCGTGTAAATGCAAAGAAAAATCCACTCGGTATTTCATTATCAGGAAATTTATAAATTTTATAATTTGGCTTAGATTGCTTTTGAATACCACTTAACAATCCTTCACTTAATGGAAAATATATACTATTATTACTTTCATTATGTGTTTTTATAAAATTTAAAAATGGATTAATAGTAGTATTAAAAATTATATCATCACTGGTCATACAAATAATATCACAATTATCATTAAATGCCATATCAATTCCAATATTCCATCCTCCAGTAATTCCTTTTTCAGATTGATCTTTAATATAATGATATAAAATTTTATTATTCCATTTTTTATAATCATATTGTATTTCAGAACCATTATCTACAATATAAATATAAAAATTTTGAGTATTATCTAATTCTGAGTATAAAGAAGATATACATTTATCTGCTAATAATAATCCATTATTTCTAAATTTTTCAGAATAATGAACTAATATTACAAATCCAATTTTCATTAAAGTCCTCCCATTATAAATTTAATGATTTATTATTATTATTTATAATTTCAAATCTATTTTTAACTGATTTATAAGAATATATATTATTAACTGCAATCCATGCATTATTAATTACATTATATCTTTTTTCATAATCATTAATATATTCATAAAAAAAATGTTCTAATATATCAAAATCATTAGTATATGTATCTGGAAATAATATTTTATGAGAATCATTTAATCCTCCAATATTTATAATACCAAGTGCGGCACATTGCATTGCTTGTTGTCCTGGAAAATGTAAATTTGGGTCTAAATTAAAATGAAATGTACATGGAGTCCATAAATCTAAAAAATTTTTCCATTTATTTTGTATTTGATTATCTGTATGCATTCTTATATATGGAATATTATATTTTTTACTTATATATTCTGTAAATTTTAATGTTTCTCCTAATCTTGAAGAATTATGTACTGGAAAATATGAAAATATTTTTTCTTGCTTATTTTCCATAAAATAATGATCATATAAATAATCTATATCTACTGGTTGAGGCAGAAAATATATATTTTTATTACAAGTAGATATTCCAGTTAATAAATTATAATTAAATATTGGAGATAATACATCATCCACTTCATTACATACTTCAATTCTTTTATTCCAATTAGTATTCCAATTCCATAATTCTTTTATTACATAAAATATTTTAGCATTTGGATATTTTTTTCTCAATTTAAAAATTGTCATTGTATCAAATTTGTTTTCTATACTAACAAATATAACATCTAAATCTAAATCTGGAAGTTCATTTTCCCATTCACTCCAATTTAAAAAACATCCATTAAAAACAAATGGATATCCCCAAAAACCAATAAATGATTTATTTCCTAATGAATGATGAAATTTATATGGTTCATTTTCATTTTTAAATTTATATGCTTTATTATTTTTAACAATATATGATTCAACTTTACATTTATCAACTATTAACGCAAAATTCATTTTTTCCCCAACACTGAATTTAATTTATCAAGATTCATAGATATATTACAAGAATCAATATATTCTTTATTTTTATGAATTGGAATAATATCTTGACGAGAAGATTTTGCTAAATCATATACTGTTTTTAATTTTGTTCCAACATTAAATAAACCAGTACAATCTTTATTTATTAATTCAATCATTATATTTGCAATAACATCTACATAATCAAAATTTCCAATTAAATCAATCCATGCCGCATTATATTCAAATGGATATTTTTTATATGATGCTCTTAATATAAGATAATTATTACTTCTCGCCATAATATATGCATCAGCTAATATTTTAGTATAAACATACCAATTATTATAATGTACTGGAATATCTTCTTCATTTGCCATATTAACTGAATTGGCATAAACATAATCTGTACTAATATGAATTAATTTTTTTTCAAAAAAATTACATAAATCTACTAAATCCATAACTGATTTATAATTCGTATTCCAGTGCATTTCTTTATTAATATTATCTTTTGTTTTTGTATAGGCAATACAATTTATAATTTCAGTAACATCATTATTTGAAATATATTTTAAATAACTATCTATATCATTAAAATCAATTCCATCTTTTTTTCTACTTATATAATTCCATCCAGTTATAGAATGTATAGTAGAAGATAAAATTCCATCACCAAGCATTAATATCATAATATTTTATTCCTTAAAATTTTCAACAATTAATTTTATATATTTCAGTGTTTGTTCAGTATAATGTGGAGAACAACCAACAAAAAATACTTTATCTAATACTTCATTTGCCATTGGATATTTAGAAAAATCATCATAATTTTTATATGCAGGATGTAAAAGAATATTTCCTGCAAAATAATTCCTTGTTTGTATATTATTTTGTTCCAAATGTTCTACTAATTTTGTTTTTAATTCTTTAGTTTTACATAAAATTGGAACACCAAACCAACATACATCAGAAAATGAATGCTTTTCTACTTTTTTAATACCATTTATTTTTAAAAAATATTTTTCAATATGAGATTTATTATATATTCTATTTTGTTTTATTTTTCCAAATTTATCTAATTGTACAAGTCCCATTGCTCCTTGAATATCTAATGGTTTTAAATTATATCCTATGTTTGTAAATACATATTTATGATCAACAATTCCATTATATAATGGTTTAAGCCAATCACTGAATCTTTTTTTACAAGTTCCCTGTGGTAATAAATTTGATGAACCAACACAATAACAATCTCTACCCCAAGATATCATGCTTCTTGCTATATCTATAATTTCTTTAATATCAGAAGAAATCATTCCACCTTCTCCCGTTGATATTTGATGAGCAGAATAAAAAGAACATGATGAAGTTATACAATATTCATTTAAATATTTATTAAACCATTTAGTTCCAAGACTATCACAATTATCTAATATTAATTTTAAATTATATGTTTTACTGATATTAATTAATTCATCTATATTTGGAGGATTCCCTAAAACTGGACTTATAAAAATTGCTTTAGTATTACTATTTATATTTTGTTTTAATTTATGTAAATCAAAATTTAATGTTTGTAATTCTATATCAACAAATGAAGGTTTTAAATTATTTAATAATATTGCAGATAATGTAGTTGGAAAACCAACCACTGAAATTATAATTTCAGAATTATCATCCCAATTAAAATATTTTTTTAATGCCGCAAGCATTATTAAATTTGCAGAACTTCCAGAATTAACCATTACTGAATATTTAGAATTAAATTTTTTAGAAAATTCATTTTCAAATTTATGTACTTTTTCACCACTGGAAAACCATTTACCAAAAATTAATGTTTCAATAATAGCTTCAATTTCATTTTCATCAAAAAAAGGACCTGAATATAATACTTTATTTTCAAATTCCTTATTATTATATGCAAATTTTGGAACAATGCCATATTCAGATATTATATCATTTATAAATTTACTTATTATATTTTTTTTATCCATATTTAAATTCCTTGTTTTATATCTCTAATTAAAAATAATGGATTTCTCCAATGAAACAAATAATCATATACATGAAATGGAGCTCCAGTTTCATTACTTAAACTTCCGAAAGTAATATATGGATATTTTTGTAAAACCAATTCTTTTGTTTTATCAAATGCAATACAATCATCCCATCGATCATTAGAAAATATTTTTCCATCTAAATAATAATCAATATATTCAACTATAAAAGTTTTTGCATTTTTTTGTAAATTAAAAACAATTGTATCAGTTTCAGTATAAAGTCCATGTGAACTTCTATCAATATGACATATATCATATTTTTTTACATAATCAATAAAAATTTCATCCAATGATTTATTAAATTTAGTATCACATCCAACCCAAATTAAAAATGGAGTTTTACATATATTTTTACAATTATTAATTGCTACTACTTTTCTAAACCAAAAAATAGAATTTCGTATCCAATAATAAGGAGGATCAAATGTTGATGGAGTTCCATATTTATGAACATCTTTAAATGGTGATTTTTTTAAAAAATCAGATAACCAATTATTTTCTTCAAATAAATCAAATATATGTAAATTATCCCATTTTTCTTTAATTACTAATTGTTCATTATATTTTTCTTGTTCAAATAAATTTTCATGATATACATAAAAATCCATATTTGGATAAAAATTCATCATGCTTTTTACTATTTCTTGATGTTCATCTTCATATAATCTTTTATTAAAAGTTGTACCTACACTAAATAATTTTTCTATTTTCATTTTTTTCCTTTTTTTAATATATCAAATATATATTCAACTCTTTTTAATGAAGTGTGGTATGTAAGTCCATGAACATAACCTCTACGACCAATTTCAAGTGCTTTATCTATATTTTTTAAATAATAATGTAATTTTTCATGAAATTCATCCATATTTTTAAATTCAATATAAGTTTCACCATCAACAAATGGATATGGTATTATTATATTATATTTTTGACAAAATAAAGTTGAACCATTTGCTATTATTTCAAAAAATCTGGCATTACAATCTCCTCCTCCCCATGAATCAACTGTCATTATTGATCTTGCCATCATTAACAAATATTGATCATATGGAAACTTATTAACTACAACTTTTGGTAAATTTAAAGCTTTCACATAATTTTCAATATCATTTCGTAATCCAGTATCATTTTGACCGAAACCAACATATAAATCAATATCTCTTTTTACATTTATATTACTGTAATATTTATCTAATATTCCAAACGGAAGAGGAATACATCCAAAATCATCAATATCTTCTTGATAACATTCACGTTTAAAATAAAAAGCTACTTTTTGCCACATCTCTTCCCAAATCCAGGGATATCCTTTTCTTTTCTTAGGATCAATTTTAGAATCCATAACTTGTTGAATTTTTGGATTTGGATAACCATTATATGTCCACTCACTACCATCAATATATATTGTTTTTTCTGGTTTATTAATTATATCAGCTAAATAATATTTTGGCTGTGGTCTATCATCTTTTGATTTATCCCAAATAATAAATATATAATCTGCATCTTTAGAATGAGCAACAATTTCTTGATCATTATATATATTTTTAATATATTGATTTGGAGCGGATGCAATTATTTCTAAATCTTTAATTTTACTAAAACCTTCTAAAATCGTATTTGCTAAAAAATCTGGACTATTATAAGGATTAATTGTAATTATTTTCATATAATACCTATTTTTTATTTTGTTTTACTGTTAATAGCTAAAATTGTTCCTATTTAAAAATTAAAAATAAATAAAATCATATGAATATGGAGGTTTTACAAATGGATTAAAATTTCCTGCCGCTTCTAATGCTAATTTTACTCTATCAAAAGATGTTATACTAAAATTTTCTGTTGTATACAATGAACCATAAGCATATAAATAACCCGATCCAATTGAACTATAATTATATATTAAACGAGATATATGAAAATCTTCTTCCATTTCAAATAAATTGCCATGAAATCCAATTAAAAAATTACCACCAACTTCTTCATTATTATCAATTTTAGAATATCCACGTTCTTTAAATATACGTCTAATTTCTTCAACAAAATTTGAAACCATATAATCCATAATATCATCATTTTCATCATATTCTGGTAGATCAATAATATATTGTAATAATTGTCCCATTCGAAATGAAGAAGAATAACCAAATAAAAATTCTTGATTTTTTTTATTTATTCGTTTAAATATTTTTTTATCTGCAACTGTTGTTATAAGTTGTGAATTTGATGCTCCTGAATCTGCACCCATATATATTTTTTTTTCATTATTATCTATTAATCCAACTATACAAGTCATATATAATCTCCAAATTTATATTAAATTATTAATTAATTTACATACATATTTTATATCATTATCGGTTAAATCTTGATGATTTGGTAAATAAAAACCATATTTATCAATAGCATTACAATATGGTAATTCATTAATATTATATCGTTTTTTATAAAATGGTTGTTTACTCATTGTCCCACAAATTAATGGTCTAACTTCAACATTACTATTCAATAGAACATGAATAATTGGATTTATATTTATATTAAATAATATTAATGGATATGCAAAATTAGATACAAATACATTACTATATTTTTTAGGTCTCCACAATTTTTCGTCTAAATATTTATCATATAATAAATAATTTATATTTCTTTTATTAATAATATCATCTATTTTATCTAATTGTGTTATTCCAATATAAGCCTGTAAATCAGTTGATCTTAAATTAAATCCTGAATAATAAAATGTATAAATATCATTAAAATCTGAAATATTCCATTGTTCTTTCAATTCCTTTCTTTTTTGATTATTCATATCTCGACTCCATCCATGAGATCGAATTGCTAATAAAATATTATATAAATCTTCATTATCAGTTACAATTAATCCTCCTTCAATAGTAGAAAAATGATGACCATAAAATGTCGAATATGATCCCATTAATCCAAAAGTTCCTACTTTTTTATTTTCATACATAGAACCCATTGCTTCACATGCATCTTCAAGCAATAATATATTATTTCTTTTACATATATCAATTATTTTTGACATATTAGGAACAAATCCTAAAACATGAACTAAAATTAAAATTTTAGGAAGTCCAGAACTTCTATGTTTTTCAATTAAAGTTTCAAAATGTTTTAAATTTATTGATAAATCCATATAATTAGTATCAATTAATACTGGTTCTAATCCTAATTGAATAATTGGAGAAACATCTGTTGCCCAACTCAATGATGGAACAAATACTTTATCACCTTTTTTTAATATTCCAAATTCAAATAAAGCCCATAACATTAAAAGATTAGCAGAACTTCCCGAATTTACAAAAATACTATATTTTGATCCTATCCAATTAGAAAATTTTTTTTCAAATTCTATTGTTTTAATTCCTTTTGTCAATTTAGGATTTGTTTTTAACCATTCTATTAAAAGATTAATATCTTTTTCATTTATTGTATCAGCGACTAAATTCATAATATTCCTTTTAATAAATAATCGGTAATTGAAGTATAAATCTGAGTTTTATTATATAAATATCTATCAATTGAATTATTCCATAATTTATAATGAATACTATATATATTATAATTTCTAAGATTATTTTTATTATTATGATCCAAATTAATATTAAAAATATCTTTAGCTAATGTTTTAATTAATATTGGTTCACTTATTAAATTACTTATTTTTAAATCATTATTAATTATTTTAATAATATCTGTATATATATTATTTAAATCATAAAATTGTATTATATCATTTAAATTAATATATTCAAATTTTTTATTAACTAAATCAAAAATTACATTTTTCTTTATTCCTTTTCCAAAAATAACAGGTAATCTTATTATATATGAATTGAATTTTTTATTACAATAATTTTCAAATATATATCTATTTCTTCCATATGGATTTAGTTTAGTAGAATCAATATTATGACTTTCGTCTATAAAATTTTTATCATAAACTTCAATTGTTGATATTAATATTAATTTATTAACTTTTATAGTATTTAATACATTCATTAAAAATATAACGTTATTAAAATCATCTGTACTATTTTCATTAACTATTCTTTTATTTCCAGATAAACAACTACATATTAATAAATCAAATTCTTTATTTTTTATTTCATTAATATTTTTAGTATTATATATAAAATCAATATTATGTTCTGCATTATTTAATATATGTTTTCCAACTAATCCTGTATATCCAATCAATCCAATCATTATTTATTATCCCATTTTTTTACTAAAGTTATTACTTTATCTATTTCTGAATTTGATAAATCATAATGAATTGGTAATAATATTACATCATCATCTGCTTTTTCAGTATTAATTAAATCTTTATTAATACCACCAAATATTTTATATTTATCATTACGTCTATTATTTACAACTACTTGAATTCCATTATTCCACATATATTTAGCAAAATTAAATCTATCTTCTACATGAATTGGAAAAATTTGATAATTTGGCTCTCTATCATTATAATAACATAATGTTTTTATTTTTTTACAATCTGATAATTCTTTTCTATATATCTGTCCAATTTCTTTACGTCTTAAAAATGGAGTATCAAAATTATTTATAGCCGCAATTGCTAATGATGCAACAATATCATTCATATTATATTTAAATCCTAATACATCTATTTCATCTGGAAGAGGATCAAAAAATAAATTATTTTGTTTTTTATCTCGATCTACACCAAACCATACTTTCTTTTTTAATCTATCATAATATTCAGAATTAGATGTTGCAATTATACCACCATCACCACAAGTTACTATTTTTATTGATTGCAATGAAAATGCCGCCAATTCACTATCTTCTCCAATATATTCTCCTTTATATTTTGAACCAAGTGCATGACATGAATCTTCAATAATAGGTATATTATACATTTCTCCTATTTTTCGTATTTTATCTAAATCTACTGGATTTCCAGCATAATGAACAACTACAATTGCTTTTGTTTTTTTTGTAATTTTAGAATATATACTATTAGGATCAATATTTAAATCATCATATTTTATATCAGCAAAAATTGGAGTTGCACCTTGCTCTAAAATTGCAGTATTAGTAGCTATAAATGTATATGGTGTAGTAATTACTTCATCGCCATTAGTTATATTGAGCATAGAATATATAGTTCGTAATGATGAAGTTCCAGAATTTGTTGCTATACAATATGCAATATTAAATTTATTTTTAAATACTTCTCTAAATTCTAATTCATTAGAACCTGTATTAAGCCATCTTGATTCTAATACTTTTATAACTCTATCAATAGCTTCATCTGGAACATAAACACCCCAAGTTCTTAATTTATTAAGATCATAATCTTTCATAAATCTCCTTTATATTTAATATGGATATATTGATTTATAATAATTTATTGTTTCATCTAATGATTGATCAAAATCAATAAATTTAAATGAAGGAAATTTTTCTTTAAATTTATCAGTATTCATTATTTTATATGGTACTCCATCTTGTTTTGATGTATCATATTGATAATTAGTATAATTTAATTTTTTACTTAATATTCTTACAATAGTTTTTACTGATAATGTATTACCAGAAGATATATTAACATCTTGAAATTCATTTAAATCTGCACCCATATATATTTCATTTAACATATATAATAATATATTAGCAAAATCTTTAACAAATAACCATTCTCTAACTGGATTTCCACTTCCCCATATATTAATCATTGAATTTTCATTTTTAGATTTAACAAATTTACTAATTAATGCATTAAAAGCATGAGTTTTATTTGGATCAGTAGAATCATATTTTCCATACATATTTGGAACAAATAAATTTATACTTTTCATTTTATACTGCATATTATAACACTGAGAAACTGTATATAAAAATCGTTTTGAAGTTCCATATGACAACACAGATTTATGAACATTACCATCCCAAAATTCTTGTTCATTATATACATCTTTATTTCCAGGATATGCACAATTAGCAATTGGATTAATTATTATTCCTTTAATCTTAATTCGTTCTAATATATAATACAAATTTAAATCTATTAAAGCATTATTTCTTATTATATCTGCGGCATAATCTGTTGCATAATTTAAACTTCCTACATCTGCGGCACAATGTATAATAAAATCCGAATCAGCTATTGTTCTTGTTGCAAATTCAGAACAATTCATAGTTAATAAATCAAATTGATTTCGTCTGGAAAATGAATATATTTCATGATTATAATTACTAAATACTTCTACTATATTTGATCCAACAAAACCATTACCACCAATTACTGAAATTTTCATTTTTCATACTCACTTTCTATATAATTTCTTTTATTTTCATTTCATTAATAATATTAGTATCTAAATATCTTGGATCATTTATATAATGAAAATTTAATGGAGCAGTTAAATTTCCTTTTCTAACTGCTTGAGTTTGATGTATTGCATATTCACGATATGAAGATATTATTTTCCATCCATCATTTAATGCTCTTTGAGACCCAATAATTTCATAATCATGTGGACTATAATTGTCCTCTAAATACTTTAAAAAATAATTTTTGTTCCATATACACCATAATAAAGATAAACGATATTCAGTATTTTGCCAATTTTCAATTATATCATAATCATCTAACCTTTCAATAATATCAAATGATCTATTTTTATTATCTGTTGTTAAACCTATTCGACCAACCATATCTTTTTTAGTATATAATAATAAATGATTTAATACTTTCATATTTACATAATCAACAATGAAATGATCTTCAACTGTATATATAAAATATTCATCATTAATAGAACTGAAAAATTTTTTTAAATCAGTTGACCAAGATTTTACTCCACCTTCTTGTTTTCCCATTGATATAAATTCAAAATTATTTAGCAATTTAAATTTTGGATAATCATATCCTAAAATAATCACTTTAATATCAGATGACCAAAATTTATTAAATAAATATGAAAATGGTTGTACTAAATGAATATATTGATTTGCTGTAGAAATATATATATTTAGCATAATTTTACCTCTTATTTTTTCCTATCCAAATTCCATCAATAGCATTTATTGATATATCAGTAATAAAATTTATATCAAAATATTCTAATAATCGTTTAATCATGTGAGGTTTTATATTTTTATCACTGACATTTGATCTAATATAAATATTATTAGAATTTTTAATAAAATTATCCATATAAAAATCAAATCCATTTATATTAAATTCTGTTAAAGCATAACTACTTATAATAAGATCAAATGATTGTTGTTGATAATCATTTAATGTTTGAAAAAAAACATTTTTTAATTGAAATTCATTAACATATTTTTTAACTAATTCAATAACATTAGGTAAATCAATAAATGTATATGATTTCCAATTAATAAAATTAGATAATGTTACTGCTTGACCACCATAACCACCACCAATTTCTAATATATTTTTATTATTCATATTCTCAAAATTATTAACAATTTCAAAAGAAGATAAAATATATCTAAGTGTTGTTGGCGAAATTTGTCCAAATTCAGTATCAATAGTTTTTGGACTTCCAACAGTATCATTATATTTTAATTTATTTATATCATATAATTCATATTTATATTGTTTTATGCCATTTATTAATGTTTTACATAAAGATATTGCATCTCTATCATTATCACATCCAATAATATCACAAAAATCTTTATTTTGTTTAAAATCATTAAATAAAACATTATTATTATTTAATAATATATTATCAATAAATTTTAAATAATTATACGAAACTGTATATCCATTCCAATCTTCAATATTCATCATTATTTATCCTTTTATTAAAATTTGAGATAAAGAATTTTTTAAATAATCTTTATTATCAGTAATTAATTTTATTTTTTTATTATATATTAAATCAAAAATTTCATAATCATCATTTTTTAATTGATTTTCATCAAGTATTTTAAAAAAATAATCAGTTGTATTTAATATTGGAAATCCTAAATTTTTATTTATAAAATTTTCTTTAACTGCAAATGGTTCAGAATTATTATCCATATTTAATTTTGGTAACATATTTCTTTTAGCTCCATTACTATTATATGTAGGCCAATCATGAATCCACATAAGTGTACCAGATTTTAATTTAGGCAATACTTCAGTACAATACCATAATCCAAATTCATAACTATGATCTGAATCAATAAACATAAAATCACATTTTTCTATTTCACAATTAAATATTGTTTCTTTAACATCACCTACAAATAATTTTCTTTTTATTTTTTCAGATTCAATATCATATATAGAACTATCTGATAATAAATCAAAACTATATATTTCACAAAAGTTATTTTGTTTTTTTACTGCATCAATTAATATTGATGATGTCCATCCTTTATATGGAGAAAATTCAATTATATATGATGGTTTAAATTTTCTTATTACACAATATAATAATTTAGAATCAAATAATCCAAATGAATTCCCAAAATAATCATTTGGTAATTCATGATTAAATTCAATCAATGAATTTATAATTTTTTTAAACATATGTAATTCCTTCAATATTTTTTAATAAATTATATAAATAAACTGTTCGATTTATAAAATTATTTTCTTTCAAATATATAGTTTTCATATTTTCAACATAATATTGTTGTAATTTATGAAAATTTAATATTATATAATTAATTTTTTCTTCAAGATCAATCCAATTCCAATTTAAAGAAATATATGTATTTTCATTATATATATTAGGAATAGTTTCAATATGATCCATATTATTCTTAAATAATATATTTCCAAACATTGCAGATTCTATATCTCTTGGAGCTATTTCACCGTATCCAAATGCGGCTATTACTATTTTAGAATCATACATCATTTGATAATAATCGTTTAATGAAACTCGTTTTCCATCTTTCATTTTTAAAATTTTGTATTTATTATCAAGTTGATTAAGTTTTTTATGTAATCCACTTCTAAATTCATCATAAAAATCAGATTGTATTTCTTCATGCTCATATACAATTTTACCCATTGGATATTGAAAATATGCCCAAATATCATATAATTTATTACTATCATAATTCATCCATTTAGGTTCTATAGTTGATAACCAATTATATCCACATAACTTCATTTTTGATAACATATTATCTATATCAGGAATATTATATTTTCCACCATTTCCCCAATAAATTCTGCCAGTATTCCAATATTCTTTATATAAATCTTTATTTTTCAAATAATTTGTTTTTAAAAATAATTTACAATTTTTATCATTATATACATGTCTAAATACATCAATTGTTCCAATTAATGAACTCGAATCTTGTCCATCAATTATTATATAATCTCCAGTTATATTTTTTAATTTATTTAATCCCCATTCTACTGATTCTTTAAGAGATTGTTTTTTATTAATTATAGATGCTTGACCAATTAATAAAAAATCATAAGAAACAGCATCATATACAAACTCAATACCAACTTCTTTCATATAATTTTGTGCAAGTAAATATGGTCTATAAGTTGTTTCATTACGATGAATATCTGGTTCAAACAATTTTATTTTTATCATTATAATTCATATCCCCACAATAATAAACTATTTTCAAATTTTTCTGTATAATATTCATGAAATTTTTTTGGAATTACTTCTTTCCAATATCCAATATTACCGTTAACAATATGATGACCATGTATCATACTTAATGAATCCATTTGAGAAAAATTTTCCATAGAATTTGCTATTTTTTTATTATTATTAACCGAAAACATAGCTTTCATAATATTTCGCACATCAAAAGAAATTTCATAATTAAAAAATAATGATATATTATCAAATATATAATCATAATTATTATAAAAATCTTCATATTTTAGAAATAATATATTATCTTTTTTTATATTATTATTATTATATTCAATTTTTAATTTATTAAAATCTGATAACTGATTTAAAAAACATATTGAATTTTTTATTAAATTATCAATATGCTTATATTTTGTAATATTAATAGAAAAATCAATTTCACCATTTTTACTTAATATAGTTCGATATAAAGATATTAATACATCTCTAAAATCTCTATATGTTATTATATTTTTAGATTTATATGTTGCTGGATTATTATGATAATGATGATGTTTTTCAATTAATATTTCACTAAATAAATAATTTATAATTTGATATACTAATGTTGATCCTGTTCTTGCCATACTAACAATATTAATATGACGTGTACCAATTTTATTAACTAAATCATTATATAAATTTATATCAATTTTTTTCATTTAATATTAGAATAATAATTATTTTGTTTTATTTGTTTATCTAATGATTTTATATGTTTAATAGCAATATATTCTGCAATATTAAAATCATGTGGTAATATTAATTCAGTTTTATAATCTTGTAATCTTTCATGAACTTTATTTTTCCATTTAATATTATCATTATTTAAAAAAACTCGTTGTTGATAATCAGGATAATTTATCCAACCATACTGATTAATTGAATATCTAAATTTAATTGTCCATTCTTCAGTTATTCCATTAACAATATTTATTCTCGGAAACCAAATACATTCTGGATAATTATTTGTTTCTATAATTTGTTTAATATTTTCCATAATATATTCTGTTGGAAATTCATCTGCATCTAAATGAAATATATATTGTTTTTTACATAAACTTATTCCATAATTTTTAAATGATGCAAAATCTTCATTTAAAAAATATTTATTTATATTAATATTATTATCATTTAAATATTTTTCCACTAATCCATCATTATTAGAATCTAATAATACAATTAATTGATCATCAATCATAATATATGGTTTAATAAATGATATTAATTTTTGTAATTCATCAATTTCATTTTTTACAGTAATTAAAAATGACATATTAATCATAACGTTCTATTCCTTCTTGAGAAGCAGGTGCAGTAGAAGATAAATCCATATCTTTAAATCTATAATCAATTAATTTAATATTAGTCATATTTTTTCTAATATATGTTCTATATGGAGATTCTCCTATATCAAAATTTATTTTTATAAAAGGTTTTAATCTATTATAATAGAATTTTTCTGGATCAGCAATATCAGGTTTTAACAATGGCAATCTTAACTTTAATAATTTTTTAATTTTTTCTCCAATAGTTTCTTTAACAATAGTATATAATTTTTTTAATACATCATCACTTAAATAATCTAAAGTAACTGCATGAAGTTTTCCTCTCCAATTTGGATTTAATACTAAAACTAAAGGTCTTTTTACATGTGCATAATCTCCAGTATAATTAAATCTAATAATTTGACCAGCTTGTATTTTTGTTAATACTGCAATATGTTCTTTAATTACATTTCTATTATGAAAATTAAGCCAAGATTTATTACTTAATGACATAAAAATTCTCCATAATTATATTTTAAATGATTCATCACTATTATCATGTAAATCATTAAATACAGAATATGATGGTTCATCTATAATAGCTCCTAATTTTTTTAATCCATCAAAAAATCTCGTAAATACAATATTATTATAATAATTTAATTTTTTAGTATAAAATTTAGTGCTATTTGGCATAGGATAATTTATTTGTTGATCGTCTGGTATATCTTCCATAGGTATATAATTCCACACAATATTATCTCCTTGTAATTCTGGAAATAATATACCAATCGAAGGTACATTTATTACTGATAATATCCAATATATATTTCTTTCACTGTCCCATTTTTTAGTATCATAAATTAATTTAGGAGATTTTTTTAAATCTTTACAGTCTTGAGTAAATTTAGATGTCGAAGTATAACCACATTTTATACATAAATAACTTTTAGTATTTTCATCAACATCTTCTTCTAAAACTGTATTAGTGTGGCAAAAAGGACAATTAATTACTTTACCAAACAATGTTAAATTATCCATTTTAATCTCCTGTATTTATTTGTTTAAGTTTAGGTATTTTTATTATATTTGAAGATGGTATATTTTCTGCCGAATCAATTTTTTTCAGTTTAGGTAAATTTGGAAGATTTATTGTAGAATTTGTACTTGGAAATGTAGGTAAATATTTATCTAATATTTTACCAAAATCGACAGTCATTCTATTTAAATTAAATTTTGATTTATTTATTTCAGATAATTTTAAAGAATTATTCTCATATTTATTATAATCTTTATATATATGTTTTATTGTTTCTATTGCATAATTATAATTAACAGTAAACCATTGCGATTCTGGAATAATAACTTTATCCCAAACTGCACTTTTATGTACATTACTTAAATGTCCTGGAAGTAATACTGCCAATTCTTTACTTAAAAAATCTAAATGACCACTCCATCCACTTGCTACAATTGGTTTTCCACTAATAGATGCTTCTAATAAAGGTCTACAAAAACCTTCTCCTTTTGAAAAATTAATATGAACTTTAATTTTTGGATGATTATAAAGAGCATTCATTTCTTCATCTGTTAAATCACCATGAAGCAAATATATAGGAGGAAGATTTCCAGAAACAGTTTTCTTTATAGCATGAATTTTATCTAAAATAGATTCACGATCCATTACAGAAAATGTAGCTCCAGATGTTTTTAATATTAATCCTGGAGGATTTGTTGTATTTCTAAATGCTTCTAAAAATGTTTTTATTAACATTGAAACATTTTTTCTATCTTCTCCAATATCTCCTTTTAACCAATGACCAACATATAAAAAATTAAAATGAGTATCAACATTTTTCATTTCATTTACAATATTAAGAGGAAATTCATCTCCTTTATACATTTTTTTATAAACATCTGGATCAAATCCTTCAAATAAAATTTCAATAGGTTTTTCTACTTTTAATTGTCGAATAGGTTTATTTGTAACATTTTCTCTTTCTGTCCAAATTGTTTTTAAAAAAACATCTTTTGAATGTTTTGATGGTACAATAACTAAATCCATTCTATTAATTCCATTAATCCAATCAGGAGAACACATTGTAGTTTCTATTCCTGCCGTAATTCCTATATTATATTTTCCAATAGGTTGAAATTCATTGGGAACACTAATATTAATATATATTTCTGGTTGTTTTGGTAATTGTGGAGAATTTAATAATCTATCAATAATAATTTTATCTTTTGGATTATCCATTTTTAATACATTTCGTGGAGTTTCTCCCCATCTTAAATCCATTATTTTTATATCAAATTTATCAAGAGATATTAATGATCGAATTAAATCACGAGAATGATGACCATATCCACTTCTGGAAGATGCAGGACAAGATATTAACATTAATGGTTTTTCCATATTTTACTCCTATTTATTCTTCTATTCTTTCTTCATATATTTCACCAAGATTTAATTTTTCAATTTGTTCTTGTTGTTGTTTTTCACTATTTTGTATTTTTAAAATATATTCATCTAATATTTTTACTACATCTATATCTTGTTCTTTTGCTTGTTTAATTATATAAAATTGAATATTATTAGTATATAAATTTTCTTCAACTTCATAAAATTTAATAACTTTTACATCCATTCCAAGTTGAGATTTTTCACTAATATCCATTACATAAGTAATAGATACATCAACATTTTGGGATATAGATTTTAAAACATCTTCTTTTTTTGTAATAATACGATGTTTTTGAGCAATCATATCATAAAAATTAATTATATCAATTGAAGTATAAAATTGAAAATATTTTAAATAATCTGTCATTTTTAATCCTTTCGTGAAATTCCTGTATAATTTTCATAATTAAATTGTTTATTTGAATTTATAATTGTAAATCTTTTTTTTGGGGTAAAATTATTAAGTGTATAATCAATATAATTAATAAATAATTCTCCCATTTTATTTGCAGTCATATTATTTTCAATTAAATATTTTCGTCCACTTTTTCCACATTCTTTTCTTTCATCATGTCCTATATCATAAAATTCTTTTATTTTTATTGCTACTTCTTGCCAATCAACACGATCATCAAATATATATGGAGTTGGAGGAGACCCTGCTAATGATCTATTATTAGGAAATACTGGCTTTACCCATTTTCCACATTTTTTATATTTTTGATCATGATTTGATCCCCATTCTTCATTATAATGTTCTTTTTCACTAAGATATTTATTATTTTCATCAACAAAACCACATTGATCTTGTAATCCACCAGTAACATTAACAATAATTGGAGTTCCAGACATTAAACTTTCAGCCGTAGATAATCCAAATCCTTCATTTGAACTAATATTAATGGTAACATCAGCTATATTATACAAATAATTCATGTGTTTTGTTTCCAATTTATCAACTGAAAATATAATATTATCATCATCACATAAAGCAGATTTAACCGCTCCAAGATCAGTTCCATTTTCATCTACAATATGAGTATGCATTATCATTAAAGTTCCTTTTCTCTGATCTTCCGATAACATCATATTAAATTGATGAAATGATAATAAAATGTCTCCCACTGATTTTCTTCTAATATTTCTACTATTAAATAATATTATAAAATCATAAAAACGTCCATTTAAAATTTTATTTTTAAATTCTAACATCTCTTCAAATTCTGTTATTGAATATGTAGTATTATCTTTTTTTATTTCTAAAGTATTACCCTGTTCATTAATAGATAATGGTTTAAAAAGAGTATGATCTATTCCATGTGGAATGTATTTTAAAAATAATTTATTATTTAACAATGGTTTATATTTTGGATTATTATTTGCCATGTATTTTTACTCCATTTCTACTATATTATTTTTTCCAATTACTTGTTTTACTATATTATATGTTTGTTTAGATATACAAGAAATACTATCACAACTTTCATAAAAATCCCTATTATAAAATGGAAATGGTAAATCATCCCATACATGATAAAATAAAATAGGTATATACTGACGTATTTCATGTTCAATATTATATAACCATAACCAAAAACGAGGATCAGTAAAATGTAATATGGCATCAATTTTTTCTTCTGCCATTAAATATCTTATTAAATCTGCATCTCCATATCCAGATTGAGGATATATTCTCATATAATTAGTACCAATTCCAAGCAATCTATCTATTTCTTGCGACATGTCAACAATTTTTCCTTGCTCTGGATGTTTAATTGCACCACCAACTTGCACCCATGAATAATGATGTATTGTTTTCATTACTATATCTCTTGATACTGTTCCTACTCCTGATGGCAATCGTAAATCATCACTTAATAATAATATTTTTTTTCTATCATTTAATGGTAAAAATGTACTTCTTCTCCACTCTTCAGTTTCTTTCAATTTTAATTCACTTCTATATTGTTCAATATTATTTTCCATATTTTATTCCTTTATAATGATCCAGATATTATTAAATTATTAAACATCGTTTCAATTTCAGAATTATTATTATAAAAATATAATAAAGTATTAACAAAAATTTTTAATGTCAAATTTTCATTTTTTATTTTTTTCTCTTGAAATTTTTTATATTGAGTTTTATTTATATTAATTGATGTTAATATATTTTCCATTATTTATTCTCCTTAAAATATATATGTATATATAAATATATATAAATTAAAAAAACTTATTATTTATCCAATATTTTATTCTTTGTTTTGCTATTTCTATATATCTATTATTAATTTCACATGCAATCCAATTAGAAAATCCAGCTTTTATTCCACCAATTATTTCAGAACCCGCTCCTGCAAATGGATAACAAATTTTTTGTTCATTAGGAGTTTTAAATAATTTTAATATTTTTTCGCTAAGTGAAATTGGTTTTAATGTTGGATGATCATTACCTCTCGGCAAATGTGTATTACTTATTTTATTACTAAATCCATTTCCTCTATATTGATATTCATCATATTTATTTATACCAGCATTTCTTTCTTTATTATTTACTTTTGGACAATAAATATATAAATCATATTCACCATTTTCAAAATCGCATTTATGTAAAATTTTTGAACAACCACCAGTATCATCATATTGATTATTTGAATTAGACCATCCTCCACCAAAATTAAATTTATCTCCATATTTTTTATGAAAATTTTTACTTTTACAACTTGTATTTATACCACTTTGTTTATCTAAAATTTTAGATATTTCAGTATCAATAAATGTTTGGGCTGGATATCTACCATTTTCATTTAAAACAATTGGATTATCCATTTTTGTATTATTCATTCCCCATCCATCATTAACATTCCGAATATTTCTATTAATTTTTCTATTAATATTTTTTTCATCAGATGCATTTGTTGGAACTTTACATTTTTCTATATTTAATGCTCCACAACAACATTCTCCATTTCCATTCTCAAATTCTAATGTATCATATAAACAACTATTTGTTTTATATGGTTTTTGAAAAATCATAATTGTTTCATTTGTTTGTTTAAATGGAGCAATAGAATATCTATATCCATTATATTTTTTTGCTAAATCTAATTTAGGTTTAGTTAAATAAACACCTCTATTTTTTCCATCATCTGTCAATATAGTTGAACCAAAACTATGTTTATTATCATACTTTCTACCTTTTTTATTTGGATTTTCTTCTATTATTTCTCTTTCTACACCAGCATTTTTATCAATCATTTTACTTAAATCTGTGGATTTAGGAAATGATGTAATATAATACCAATATAAACTTTGACATTCTTGAAAACCAGATAAATGAGCATAATATTTAAACAATAATAATTGTCGATCTATACCAAACATAATACAATAACCACCATATTTTAATATTCTATATGCTTCATTAAACCAATTTTCCCACCATTTTCCTGTAGGCATATCCCATTTATTCATAAAATCAACTGCATTTTTATAATCTACTTTACCATCAGAATTTATAATTATTTCAGAACCTAAAGCGTATGGAGGATCACAATAAATAATATCAAAATCAAAATCATTTATATTTTTTAAAAATTCCAAACTATCTTTATTTACTATTTCATTATTCATTTAATTATATTTTCTATTTTAAATACAAACATTTATTAACATAATATAGTATATAATTTATATTAATTATCTTTTTTAAAACCATTAAAGTTTTATTGCAAATTTCATATATACAATTATCTCATTACTATTACTGGTTTATTAATTTTTTTTGCTTTTAATATTGCATCATATGTTCCTTTACTATCTGAAATTTTAATATCAGGAGGTATAAATGCAAATATTATATCACTATAATCAATTATTTCTTGATTTCTTTTAAAAAAATTGGATGGTTTATATGGTTTATTATAATTAAATTTTTCTTTTTTACAATAAGGATTCCAATTATAATGTTCTGGAGGAAATGATATATATTTTACTCCAAATTCTAATGCCATTTTTTTTGCAAATCCATCTGCTCCATATTTTTGTTCTCCACTAATTATTTCTATATCATTTGCACCATATTGAGTTATTAACCATATAATAAATTTTCTAATTCTTAATTCATTTGTATATTTTCTACTTCCAATTATAGCTATTTTTTTAATTTGTTTTGTCATTTTTTTTGCCATTTTTTTTATTTAATATTGTATTCATTACATATTCAAATCTATTTAATCCATGTATTATTTCATGACTTTTATTATATTGATAAAAATATTTATTTCTACTTTTATTATTTTTAGAAATAATATCAAACCATACAAATTCATCTTTAGGATTTTTATTTGTAAACTGTACAATTGGTAATATATTAAATTCATTTTCATTAATAAAATTTTCATTTCTCCAAAAAACAACCTTTTTTAATGTATATTGAGAATGAAGATTTTTAATTTTATTTAATATTTGTTCTTTAATACCAGAAGATAATATATCATTCATATTAATTCGTATTTCTTTCATTACATTTCTCCAAAATTAACTTTTTTTTCTTTTCTAAAAATTAAATAATAACTATGAATTTTTCTAAAACAACCTTGTTTTTTTGAGTTTTTGATTATTTTATTAAATTTTGTTAATATCACAATATCTCTAAGTGAAAATCCAATATTTCTTGCTATTTTTATTATATCAACATGAGTATCATAAAATGGTCTACTACCACTTCCATCAGTCATATCTTGACATTTAAAAATTACAAATCCTTTATTTTTCAATATTCTATAAAATTCTAATAAACTTTCAGAATACATATTGATCAATTCATCATAAGTATTAAAATATGAAAATCTTGTACACATTAAATCCGTATTTTTAGAAATTCGATCTCTAAATAAAAAAGGAGGATCAAAAATTATACTATGTAATTCATTTGATTTAAAACATAAATTTCGACTATCTGCTTTAATTACATCTTTATATTGTGGATTTATATCAGATTTAAAATGTGGTTCTTCAATACCAAATTTTTTATAAAAAACCCCTTTAGAATAAGTAGGGTCTAAATCAAATCTGTTATTATTTAAATATATTTTTTGAATTGCAGTTAATATATATTTATCCGAATCAGATACACTAACAAATTTCATTGATTCTTCAGTATCAAAAAATTTATTCATTAGATTTATTACACAATTCTACATATTTATTAAAAGGACATCTTAAACAATTATAATCAACTGGAATTTTTATAAATTTTCCATTATGATTAATATCATTATTTAAATAACATTGATTCATAAAATCATCAAATCTTTTTAATGTTTTATTAATTGATTGTATTCCAGATGAAGGTGCATATTTTATAATTCTTTTTTGTTTATATGGTATATCATCATATAATTTTCTTTTTAAAATTAAATATTCAATATCTATATTTTTTATAGGTATATTATATTTTTTTGAATAAAAATATTTATATAATAAAAGTTGATCTGTTTTTCCAGCATCCCCTTTATCATAACTTTTCCATCCATAAGTAGATGATTTTATATCTATAAAACGATATTGACCAGTTTTTTTATTTTTAAGTACAATATCTATATAACATTTAAATAATAGATTATTAATTTCATATTCAAAAAAAATATCTTTTCCAATAAAAATTTCTTTATTTAAATTAAAATAATCTGTTCGATTTTCTTTTAACCATTCAAGAATTTTTTTTGCATCAAAGAAAAATTCAACCATATTTTGCTTTGAAATAATACTATTTAATTTAAAATTAATTTCATCCTCAGTATCATTTAAATATAATAATTTTATTTCATTTTTAACAGCATTATATTGATCATATAAATTATTTTTAAAAAAATTTAAAATATCTAATTGATTAGCTACATTAATTCCATTATTAAATAAAGATTCAACATATAATTGAACAGATTTATTAATGGCATTACCAAAAATCATATAAATATTATTTTCAAAGGATTTTATTTTATCTATATATAATAATTTCCATTTAAACGGACATGCCAACCAAATTGAATATTGAGAATAACTAATTATATTTGACATTTATATTTCCTCGAATTTAATAATTTTTTTAATTTTTTTATCATCTAATCCATACATTTTACAAATATCAATTATATCATCTTTTTTATTAATTAAAATTAACAATTTAATATATTCTTTTGCTTGTTCTTTAGATATATCATAATATTTTACAAATATATCAATCAATTCTAAATTAATATCTATATTACTTTTTCCTTTAATATATTTTAAAAATATTTTATTTTTAGGAATTAAAATTGCATATAATCTATATGCAATTTCAATCGGCATATTATTTAAATTATAAGGTTGAATATAATTTATAATTTGTAACCAATTTTCATTCATTGATAAATATCTATTTATCATATAAATATTAAAATTCTTTTTATCTAATTCAGATGTAAAATAATTTGGATTAAATTCATTTTGAGTTATATTATTTAAATGATAAAATAAATCTTTTGGTTTATTTTTTTCAATTTCAATATCAGATATAATATCTTCATCAATTTCAGAAAAAAATTTATTATCCATTCAATTCCTCAGATTTTGATGTATCATCAGAATTGGCTTCTCTTTTTTCATCAAGTTCTAAAAGTTTATTATATAATTTTCCACCCATTTCAGCAGGAATTGCACCACATGAAACACAAGCATGAAAATCAATTGGAACTATACTTTCTTTTCCAGTTGGAGATTGTAATGCACTAACTTTTTTTAAAATTGATATTAATTGAAAATTTCTACTACCACAATTAGAACATTTTATTGTTTCTAATTCAAATATATTAATATTGACATTAGAATTAAGTTCGGGTGTTTGTACTACAGCCATAAGTTTTCTCCTTTATTTTTTACGAGTTATTATATCTATTATAGTTGACATAAAATTAATTTCTTTATCAACCACAAAAGAATCAGTTTTTATTCCTTCTGCAATTGCTAAAATAACGTTCATATCATCATTTGGAGAATATTGATCAACAGATTCATATAAAAATCTATAAATTCCCGCAAAATCTTTTATTTGATTATCTGCAATTAATTGTCTAACATTTTTAAAAATATTTTTTTTATTCGTATCTTTTAAAAAATCAATTAATTTTATTTTAAAATCTAAATCAGTAATTTCTCTAACATTAATATCCAATTTACCATTAACAGAATATAATTGAATATATTTAATCATTTTTCTCATATCTGGATAATAAGAATCTACAATTACTTTTATATCTTCAACACGAAAACTAACATTTTCTTTTTTTAATATAGAAACTAAATGAAGAGATATACTTTGTTTTGATAATGGCTGAACATTAAAAACTAAACATCTACTTTTAATAGCATCAATTATTCTTTCTTGATAATTTGCAGTAAGTATAAATCTTGTATTTTTACTATGACTTTCCATAATATTTCTTAATGCCGCCATTCCATTAACACTCATAAAATCCATTTCATCAAGAATAACAATTTTAATATCAGAAAATCCAACAGTAGATGCAAATAACTTTATTTTATCACGTACCGTATCAACACTATTTTCATCTGAAGCATTTATATATAAATAATCACAATTTATATTTTCTACTATTAATTTAGCAAGAGAAGTTTTTCCTCCTCCAGGAGAACCAAAAAATAACATATTTGATGGATCATTATTTTCTATATAAGTAGAAATAACTTTTTTTAATTCATCATTACCAACAAATTCTTTTAAATTTTTTGGTCTATATTTTTCTTCCCATAAAGAATTTATTTTTCTCATTAATACTCTCCAACAATTTCTGCTAAATAATAACTACATTTTACAGCATCAGATTCTATTAAAATTTCAATAAGTCCTTCATTTGAAATATTTAATATAAAAGTATTTGCTCCTTTATTGGCAAGTAATATTTCTTTTAATGCATTTGCTGAAAATGAAATTGATTTATCTATTTTCATATATTCAAATGATACTGGAATTGTTATATTAGTATTATTAGCTAATGGATTTCCTATAATAAATTTTCCTCCATTAACAATTGAAAATGAAGTTGAATTTACAATTGCATTTTTTCCTTTAATATATCTATCAATAAATTCATCATTAATATTAATCCTTGATTGAAATTCAGGAACCTGTTTTAACCATGATGTTTTTGGAATTACACTTAAATCAGCTAAAGCATAATTAATTGAATATTCTGAATTATGCATTTGAATTGATATTGCCTTATCTCCTACTGTCATTATATCAAATGAAAATTCATCTTTTAAAATAGAAATTAATTTTAATAATTGAGTAGTTTGCAAAATTCCAATTTCATAATTTCCACTATCTAAAAAATTATTAACAGACATTTCACCAATCATGTTTTTAGAAACATTAATAAATCGAAAATTTAAATTTCCATTTTCAACTTTCATAACAACAGATTCAACTTCACCACCAAGATAATAGCGATTAATAACATTTAAAATAAAATTCTTATTCATTTATCCTCCTTAAAAAAATTTATTATTAATTGTAAAATTTGGAAAATTCCATTTCATTGCACTATAAAAATCTTCCAATTTACCACTAAGTATTTTATCAAACATTTTATTTTTATCAATATATTTTTCCATAAAATTTAAAATTTCCACTGGATCATTATAACCTCGCAATGCAAGCGATTCCATTCCAAATGAATTTTGTTTAAGATATACCCATTTTATTTTTTCACCATTAAGTATCATTGGGTACTTATTTTGTAAATTATAATATGAAATTAATTCATTATAACATATAGCAGATTTTACATGAACTGGAGTTCCTTTAATCCAATTTCCAAAGTTTTTACTAATTAATGTATCATTTGTTCCAAATTTTGTAATATTTTTTACTGATGTTGGAACTCCAACATCTAACATCGATAAATTTTTTATATTTTTATGAAAATCAACTATTTTATTAGTTAATATATTTTCAGATACACCATTTAATATATCTGTTAATACTTCTGTTAATAATGCCTTAAATGAAACTGGAAATGATGATCTAATAACATCAAGTCCTTTATAATCAATATAATTTTTACTAATTCCAGATTCATTTATAATCCACAATGCATATCTTTTTTTAGAAGTCCATAATCCACTTTTTGCAATAATTTCTTGTTTGATATGAAATCTATGTTTATCAACATTTAAATAATTTTTAGAAAATATTGAAAATGAATCATTCAAAAAATCTTGAATATTTTTCACAGTATTAATAATTAAATCAATAAGTTCAGATTCAGTATTCCATTTTTGATTTATTAATGGTAATGCAGGTAAAAATGCCGAATCAGTATCACAATATAAACAATAATCTTTATTTACAGTATTTAATTTTTTATTATAATACCAATTTGAAGTTCTTTCTACATATTTAATTAATTCAACTCCAGTATTAGTTACTGCAGAAGCATTATCAATATCAAAAAACCTAAATGAAGGTAATGCAAGAACTCCATATATACTATTTAACATTGTTTTAGATATAGTACGACGCTGTTTATAATATTTAGATTTTTCTTTATCTCCTTTATTTCCATATTGTTTCATTAATGCATCATAATTATCTTTTTCTTTATACCATTCATCAATAATTAATGGTATTATTCCCTTTTCATCTTGTTTATATATAATTCCATTTAATGAAACAGCATAACCATTTACATCTAATATTTCTTTAATTTTTAATTTAGATATTCCATTTATCATTTTATCTGATATAATAATATCATAAGAATTATTATTATTTGACATATAATCTATGGGATTCCAATTCATAATTTTTCCAATTTTAGTTTCTGGAGAAATATTTAATGTAATAACAATATTAGGATACATACTTGTCATATCTAAATCATATATCCAATTATATAATCCTACAATTGGGTCTTTTACATATGCTCCAGTAAAATTATGTTCATCTTGCTCATCATATTGTTTTCTATTCGGAACTATTAAATTTAATTTTTTCATATAACTAAGAATAGCACCTTCAATCCATCTACTGGAAAAATATATATCTTCTAATGATACATGACTTTTATTACAAATACCTATTGTTAATTCTATAAAATTTAATTTTAAATCCAATTCTGATACTAATTTAGTATCTGTTAAAGAATATTCAATAAATTTATTTATATCATTTTTAATTAAATCATTAAGACTTCCATCATATACAACTTTACCTTTATTCAATTCAATTTTACAAATATTATCGAGAGTATATGATGATTGTTCTTTAAAAACAAAATTTTTATATAATTCTATATAATCTAAAGATGATATTCCTGCAATAATATATTTATTGGTTTTCGGATTATATTTAACTATATTTATTGGACTCAATGCATCAGCATAACGATCTCCAAATACATTTTTTAATCTATTATATAAATAAGGTATATCAAAAAAATCAATATTCCATCCTGTTAATATTGTTGGATTTATTTCTCTAAATTTAATTAAAAAAGATAATAACAGTTCTTTTTCATTTGAAAATGGTATAATTTCTTCATTATTATTTATTGAATTAGTTATAATATTATCTTTATCTAAAATATATACAATATATTCATCAGAAGATTTATTATATAATGATATAGCAGTAATTTCATTATCAGCTACGGTTACATTTGGCAAACCTTTTGAACTTTCAACTTCAATATCAAAAAAAACAATATTATGTTTTTCAGATGGAGTTTCATTTTCATAATATAAATCAACCAAAACTCTTGTTGAAATATTAACATCAGATTCAAATATTAATCCTTGATCTAAATCATTTTTTGTCCACCATGACACTTTTTTAACTTTATCACCAAAAATTGTTTTATAATTCCCATTGATATTTTTTTTATAACCATATTTTTGATATTTGAATTTTCGATACCCATCTATATCATCCCACAAATGAACTATAGTATCAGTATCAATATATTCAATAAATATATTTTGATACATAAATTCTCCAAATATAACATTTATTTAAAATCTATTTTCTGACCATTTTTTAAAATATCATTTGCAACATCATTTGTTATTTTATAAAATGTAAGATATTTTCTACTACTTTTAATTCTATATATTATAGGATTATTTGTACTTATTATATAAACTTTATATCTTTTACGCTTAATTTCAATATCGGTTCTAAAATTATTTATATTTTTTTCATTACTAATAGATGATGATATTAAATTATAATTTTTATCTATACATAATATAACAATATTATTTTTTATATTATTAACTGATGCATTATAATTATCTGATAATGGAACATCAACACCTTTTTCTTTACATAATTTAACTAAATTTTTAAACATTAATCCATGTTGCCCACCGATTTCGTGAATGTTATTTACTAAAATATATTGATGTATCATTTCATGACATAAAATTGCAATTACTTGATCATGAGTATAATTATAAAATTTAGATATTGCTATTTTTTCTATAGTTACTTCTTTTGTATTTATATTACGAATACCACTAATAAAACCACCTCTTCGTTTACAATTTGCCCAAACCAATTTTGGTTGAATTAATTTACCTTTAAAAATTAATTGATTTAATTTATCGTATTCATGTGCTAAATTAACATTTTCCATAATTTATAAATATTATTCTAATTGCATTTACTATCACCACAATTCTTACAAATTAAACATCCATTTTCATATGATAATGTTTCTTGTTTACATATTGGACATATTTTATCTAATTTAACACCATCTTCAATATATTTTTTTAATGTTCTTTTTATGCCATTTTTCCAAGTATTAATTAAATCACTATCTAATTTTAATGATTCAATTAAATCTACTAATTTAACTAATGGCATTTTATGACGCAATAATCCAGATATTAATTTAGCATAATTCCAATAATTTTCATTAAATGTTCTATTCAATCCTTCAATAGTTATTTTATATCCATGTCTATCCGTATAACTAAAATCATATCTTGATTTATTATCAATTTTGACTTTTATAATTTCTCCTCTAATTACATAATTAGGAATTAATATATCTTCTGCTAATCCAGTAAAAATTTCATATGGACGATATATATTTCCACCATTTTTATATAATCCAACAAAACTCATCCATTTTTCATTATTATTAGTAAATCTTATAACATCACACTCTAAACTCTTTGGTCTTTTAGGAGCATTATTATCTCCAAAAAATAAATTATTAGATGTATTATCTTTAGATATTAATACTCCCGATCTTGATCCATCTCTATATATAGTTATACCTTTTAATTTATTTTTCCAAGCTTCAAAATATATATCAGAAACAGTTTTTTCATCAACATCATTTTTTAAATTTATTGTACTTGAAATTGAATGAGTTACATATTTTTGACATACTGCTTGAAGTTTAATTCTTTTATTCCAATCAATATTATGTGCTTCACATCCATAATATGGAGATTTCATAATATCATCATTATTTGTTATCAATTTCCAAAGATGTAATTTTGGATGAAATACTTCAAATTCTTTCCAAGTATCACCGATATTATCTATAAAATCAATACTAATATTATCATTCTTATCTTCTATATTTATTTTTTTTCGTCTTTTGTATGTCATCATAAAAACTGGTTCTATACCTGATGTTGTTTGTGTTAAATTACTTAATGAACCAGTAGGAGCTATTGTTGATATTGATACATTTCTTCTACCAAATTTCATCATTCTATTATATAAATCAGGTAATTCTATTTTTAACATTTGAACAAATAAAGAAGAATCTTCAATTTTTGAATCAAATCCATCAAAAACTCCTCTTTCTATTCCCATATCTATTGAACTGTCAAATTCTGCTTCACATTTCAATTTCATAACAGAATCTACAATTGTTAATGCTATATCACTATCATATTTAACATTTAATCCAGCTAACATATCTCCTAATCCAGTTATTCCTAAACCAGTTCTTCTTCCTTTTTTTCCTATGTCATATAATTTTTTCCATGTTTCAACTTCAACTGATTTAATATAATCAGGTTCAGAATCATTATAAATTTTATTAAGTATTTTTTCAATAGATTCCAATTCCAAATCAACCAAATCATCATTTAATCTTTGTGCTTCATATACAACTGAATACCATTTATCATAATCAAATTTAGCAGATTCAGTATATGGATTATCTACAAAACTAAATAAATTAATAGCAATTAATCTACAAGAATCATTTCCCATAGCAATTTCAGCACAAGGATTTGTCGATATATTTTCATATTGTTTATATACTGATGAAGTTGAATAATTATGTTGTCTCGTCCAAAATATTAATCCTGGTTCAGCAATATCTCTTGCATTTTTTATTATTTTTTTCCATAACTCTTTAGCCATTATTTTTTTACTAATTATTGGATTAACAGAATTAGTTGGAAATTTTAATTCAAATTCCATATCATTTTCTACTGCATTCATAAATTCATCTGAAATTTTTATAGATATATTAGCACCAGTAACTTTATTTAAATCTTTTTTTATATCAATAAAATATTCAATATCTGGATGATTTATATCAATAGTAATCATCAATGCTCCACGACGATTATTTTGTGCAACTTCTCGTGTAGTATTAGAAAATCTTTCCATAAATGATACTGCACCAGTTGATGTTTTTGCGGCATTAGTTACAAGTGTTCCTACTGGTCGTAATGTAGAAATATCTAAACCTACTCCTGCTCGACGTTTCATTAATTGAACTAATTGTTGATCTGCATACATAATTCCACCATAACTATCATATAATTTTGGTAAAACTATACAATTTGAAAGACTTCCAAAATTAAATGTATTTCCCAATTGAGACATTACACTACCTTGAGGAATTATATATTTAAAATTTTTAAATAATTGATATATATCTTCTTCTGATAAATTTTTTCTATTTTTTCCATATTTACTATGATAACTTAAATCATATTTATTATTATATTTTGATTCTATTTTAAAAAATTGTTTTGCTAATCGTTTATGCATATCATCAGGATTTAATTCATAATATTCATTATTTATTTTTAAACAATACTTATCTATCCAAATATTTGTTGCTAATTCATCATTATCAAAATATTTCATTGTATTATTAAAAACTTCATCTTTATTATACGTCATATTTACCCCATTAATTAAAAATATATAAAAATAAAATTATTTTTTTCCTTTTCGAATAATTAACCAATATAAATTCCATTCTGATATTTTTCGATCTGCATCTTCTGATATTTTTTTTGTTATTATATTAATCATAAATTTATGAAAAAGATACAAAACTATTATTATTATAATAATTGAAATAATTAAATAAATATAATTCATTTATAAATTCCTTTCATTTATCATATATTTGCCAATCGTTATCTTTAAAAATTATATCTATATAATGATAATGATTACCTTTTTTTTCAGAACAATTACAAATAACTCCCCATTTTTTATTTGGATGATTTTTTTTATATTCAGCAGATAAAATTGCTCTTACAACACCAATTAAAGTTAATGAATTCATTGAATCAATAATAGAATTATCAATTTGTAGTTTTTCTCTTATAAAATCTTTTGATTTTTGAACTTCATTTTTATCCATACGTTATCCATTATATTTTCTTTATTAATAAATAGTATGAATTAAAAAAAATAATTAATAAATTTTTAAATTATTAAAAGAAATTTTATACTAAAATTATTTTATTTTTGAAAAAATATATTAGTTTTTCTATTCTGAATATTATTAAAATACCAGAATTTATTTTCCCATTTATACTTTGTAAAATCTGAATAATAATATTGTACTGAATAATATTTCATTATATAATATGATTGTTTCTGTAATTCTATTCTATTATATAATTTAATATATATTTCATGTTCAATTTGTTCATGAGTTTTAATATTTAATTTTGATTGACACGATAATACAATAAATAAAACAATTAATATTAATTTTTTCATATTTTATATTTTTACTCCATAATAATTTTTTATGATATTTTTTACAATAGTTTGAATTTCATTATAATTTTGAATAGTTGATACTTTAATATCAGTAATAGAATTAATTTCTTTTTCGTATTCATCTGACATATTTAAAATATCAGTTATTTTATATTTTCCCATTTTTATATCAAGTAATAATTCTTTGTCTTTTAATGGAAATTGTAAATAACCAGTTTTCAATAACTCAATTCCTTCTACCATTAATCTTATTAAATGACTTGCAAATTTACAGTCATATCCATGCTTCAATAATAATTCTTTTCTATTTGTTACTTTAGATAATCTATCTTCTATCATTTTATAAACTTTTCTGATCATAAAATGTTTCTGAAAATTTAAATCTCCACACTGAATATTATTACCTTTTAATACAAAAAATGGAAGATTTTTTGGCAATACTTCAATTAATAATTTTTGTCTATAATCTTCATCTTCCTTATTAATATTAGTAGTTAAATATTCATAAGCATTTTCTAAAGAATAAAAATTATCACTTCGTATTATCATTTTATGTTTTTGAGAAAATGCATAAGCAAGAAATTTAGTTTTTAAACCAACATACGGAAATAAATAATTATATTTTAATAATTCCTGACCATATGTATTAGAAAAAATCAAATTATCAGTATTAACAAATAATTGTTCTATAATATTTGGATTATTATCTATTGCTAATTTACAAAATTTTCTTAATTCATAATAAACACAATCAATGGCATCTTTTTTATTTTTTCCAAATTTATCTTTCGATTTTATAGATTCATCAATTTGTTCTAAACGTTCAAATCCAAATAATTGATTTTCAGTTGGTAAAATTACTCCACTAAAATCTTCATCAGATGTTGGAGTATTTGTACCATATAAATGTGAGCCTATTCTTAATTTTAATATTTTTTCCATAAATAACTCCATTAATATATAATATAATATAATAATTATTTTATGAAATATCAATTTTTTTTAATGGTTTTTGTAATAATAATTCTAAAATTTTTTCATTTTGTTTATCATTATTTTCTTGTTTTGAATTATCAAGTTCAGTTTTAATTCTTTTTCCATCTTCACTTTTTTCATCAAATAATTTTATAAATCCTCGACTTGCATCTATTTCTGCAGGAAATAATAATCCATCCACTCCAAATCTATTTTTAGGAATAAATATTCTTCCATGATTATGTTTTTTATCATCATTTGTGCGCTGTAAAGTCATAACAAAATCAGCAACCATAACTTTTCCGTATGATTCAGCCAATCTTCCCTCATCAATAAATTCATCATCTAATGCCGATCTATTTGTTTGACTTGCTCCCCATATTGGAATTTGAAATTCTCCTGCTAATCCTCGTATATTATCATAAATATTATCAACTTCAAAACGTTTTTCATATTTAGAATATACCGAATTACCATATAATAAATCTGGATAATCAACTATAATTAAATCTGGCTTAATTCCAAAATTAATACATGAATTAACATGTGATCTTAATGTATCAATTCCGGCATTTTTAGCTGGAAAATATTTAATTACTAAATTTCCTTTTATTTTTCCAATTTGATGAAATACTTCTGCTTGATGATCCTTTATAGTTTGTGGCAAAAAACCAGACAAATTTGCATCATAACGCAATCCCACATAATCTTCACTCAGTTCTAATGTATAATGAATAACAGTTTTTCCATTTCTAATATTATGTGCTCCAATAGCAATTAAAATCCAACTTTTTCCTCTTCCAGATGGAGCTACTACAACACCAAATTCACCCGATCCAAGTCCTCCATTAGTCAATGAATTAATTTGGTCCCAAGGAGTTGATAATGGATTTCGTAATGTTTCTTCAACTCTACGATTAAAATATTCTTTTTCTTTCCATACAGAACCAATATTTTTTTCTAAACCACTATTAAATGCTTTATCCATTCGTTTTTTTATATTTTCGTATTGAGCAAGTTCAAATAAATCAATACTTTCTTTTAATGCATTTTCAAGTTCTTTATTTTTACAAAAATTAAGAAATTCATCTTTTATATAATTAAGATCATTATATGAATTATAAATAACTAATAAATTATCTAAAATTAATTTTTTTAATACTATATTTTTTGAAATTTTTTGTATTTCTATTTCAAATACATTTTTAGTTGGAATACTTTTATATTTTTTATAATATTCAATAATAGTTTGAACAATCCATTGATTAGCTTCTGATTCATAAAATTTATAATCAATTATATCATAAATTCTATCAATAAATTTATTATCAGTTAATAAGCACGAAATGGTCTTTAATTGAAATATATGACCATAATCCAATAATGATTTTGACATATTTATTTACCTATTTTTTAAATGTAAATGAATTTAAATAAGAAAAACAAGAATTTAACCACATATCTATATTAGGTAAAACATGATAAATTTTATCTTCCAAAGACAATTTTTTAAATAAAAAATTATTTAAAGAAGATATTTTTTGTTGTACTAAATTTCTAATATTACTTTGAGTAATAGCATCAATATATTCATCTATATTAATAAGTTGCATTAATTTATAATTTCTTATTAATTCATCTCTTTTATTATATAATTTATCTGCTATTTTATTATTTTCTTTTAACATATTTAAATGTTCTAATAAAAAATCAAATGATTCAATATTATCCCCATTTAAAATTTCAATATTTTTTTGAATAGTTTTTATTCCTATACCCTTTATTCCAGGAATATTATCACTTTTATCACCATCAATTAATCTAAAATATAAATAATTTTTTGGATTAAATTCATAATCTTCTTTAACATTATAAACATTATACAATTTTTTCTTATATGCGTTCCAAATACTAATTCTATCATTTATTAATTGAATAAAATCTCTATCTGTTGACATAATTATAACTTGACTTTTAAATACATTATTAGACATAAATGAAATTAAATCATCAGCTTCAATATTATCATAACTAAAATATAATATAGGCAAACAATTTAAATATTCTACTAATCTTGATAATTGATTCATTGCTTGATTATATTCTTCTTCTGGAGTAGTAAAATCATAAATTCTATTTAAATGAGATTTTAATTTTCTATTTTCTTTATATTCACTATAAATTTTTCTTTTTCTAACACTACCACCTTTACCATCAAAAACAATAATACATCGTGTCGGATTTAATAACTTAATACAATAACCAAGAGATGTTAAAAAACCAGTTATACCACCAACATGAATTCCATCTAAATTCATAGAAGAATTAATAGAAAAACTTCGTATAAAAGTATTCATTCCATCTATTATTAATACTTTATCATTAACTTCATAAACAGATTGAATACTTTTTTGTTGTTCTATTTGTTTAAATATAGTATCTAAATCTATCATTCTTCAGTATCAGTAGTTACTTCATCAACATCTAAAAATTCTTTTTCATCGCTGGCATATTTCATTATTTTTAAATCACAAATTTTTTCATATAAATATGTTTTTAATTGTTCATTTTCAGTTAATAATTTAATCCAATCTTTTGCTTTAAATTTAATTTCATTATTATCTTGATCTAATAATTTATACCCACCTTCTGATTTAGTTACTATATCATAATCTTTAAGTATTTTAATCCAACTATCATAATCTACAATTCCACGATCAAAATAAATATCAAATTCTGCTTTTCTAAATGGAGGTCCCATTCTATTTTTTTGAATAGACGATTGAACTTTAATTCCAATAACATCTTCTCCAGTTTCAGTTTTTATCTTTATTTTAGCAATCATAGCTAATCTAATTCTAACCGATGAATGAAATGGTAATGCTTTTCCACCACTTGTAGTATATTTTTCTCCAAACATAACTCCCATTTTTTCTCGTAATTGATTAGTAAAAACCAAAGCAACACGTTCTTTTCCAATTAATCTTGTTATTTTTCGTAATGCTTTTGATATTAAAATTGCTTTTCCTGTTGCATATCCATCCTTATCATAATCATCAAGCATTTCATCTTTCGTTGATAATGCCGCCAATGAATCAACAATAATAGTTACAAGTTTTTTTTCTTGATTTGAATTTTGAATTGTCGAAATGATACTTTCAATTGATGAAAAAACATCTTCAACAGTATCAACTTGTAAATATATCATTTTAGTTAAATCAACACCAATTGCTTTCATAAATTGTTCACTCATTGCTGTTTCAGTATCAATATATACAACAATACCATTTTTTTCCTGCGTACTTTTTGCAATATGACCTGCTAATAAAGATTTTCCAGAAGATTCTAATCCACTTATTTCAGTTATTCTACCAACAGGAATTCCTCCATATTTTCTATTAGATATTGATAAATCTAATAATGTACTTTTAGTAGATAACCATTCTGTTACATCTGTTGGAGTTTCTTCATTTCCCATAAAATATGCAACTTTTCCACTTTCTTTAAATTTTTTATTTAAAGTTTCAGTTAATATATTTAATAAATTAACTCCATCAGTCGAAGTATTACTTTTTTTAGACATATTTATTTCTCCATAAAAAAAGTGAATCACTTTTACATGATTCACTTTTTCAATAATATTTGATTTAAATTATTTATTTTTTATTATATAATTTTTCAAATTGTGCCATTAATTCCTTTTCACTTAAATCAGATTCTACATCAAGATCACTATCTTCATCTGATACATTAGGTACATTAGCAGAATATTGAGTTGCAATATTTTCAACATTATTTTCTGAAGGACTTTGCTTTCCTTTATTAATATGTTCTTGTAAAGCATTTTTTAATTCTTCATATGTCGGAGTTTCATAAATTTCTTTTATATCAGGTTGATTTTCAAAAATTTTATCAATAACATTCTTATCAGTAGTAATCATTGTTTTATTAGGTTTAATTTTAAAATTTGGAGTTGCAAAATCTTTTCCTTCTTCTTGAATTGCCCATACAACAATATCATTTCCATGAGTAGGATCAGATATATCTCCCCAATCTGGATCAACCATATATTGCATCAATTGACTATATACAGTTTTACCAAAACCCCAAAATTTAACTCCTTCATGTTCTTTTCCTCGAATAATAATAGGAGCATAAGTTCTCATTTTAGGTTCAAGTTTTCTACCTTTTTTCCAATCTTCTTTATCTCCTGTAGCTTTTAATGCATTTGCCACTTCCATAATAGGATCAGGTTGTCCAAATGAAACTGGAGATAAATAATTTTTACCATTAATTCCATAATGAAAATATAATTCTACAAATGGAGTATCTGGAGAATATTTATTTGGAACAATTCTAATTGTAGTTTCAGTAGCAACTGGCTTCCATAAAAAATCAGATTTTTTTGTATTTTTTGTAAGTGAATCAAGTCTTTGTCTTAATAAATTAATATTAGCCATAGTAAGTCTCCTTAGTTAATTATTTAATGTTAAGTTTTAAGTATTAAAATAATAAATATTATTTTTAAAATTAATGATTAAACAATTTAATACATTAAATAGTTCCGTCATTATTAATAATTTTAAATATTTTTGTTTTTATTTTTTTAATTCCAGTATCATCTGTTATTAATAACATATTTTTATAATTATTCCAATCAATTTTATATTGATTATCTTTTTTACCATCATTCAATAAAATAATAAGTTCATTTAATGCATCAATTGTATATAATGTATTAGTTTCTTTATTTCTATGTAAAGAAATAGTATATTTTAATCTATTTTTATATGACTCATCATCTGATATATTATAAGTACACATCAATTGATTTGTTAATAAATTTTTCAATACAAAAATTTTTGAAACTGAATATGTATTATTTATATCTGAAATAACTCTATTTAAATTATATTTATTTGTAAACGTACATAATAATTGTTTCATAATATTTTCTCCTCACTCTTAATTTGTTTCATGTCATTATAATTATTACCTATATATATTTTACTTGGAAATTTATTAATTATTTTTTTAATTTCAGTTATTATATTATCTTCAAATGAATAATCAAATAAAAATGCATCATATGTATATAATATTAATTTAGTTTTTTTATTTTTTAATATTTTAATCAAATCATGAATTATCATAAAATTTATTTCAGTTTCTAATAATTGAATAAAATAACTTAATATTTTATTAGGATTCATATTGGCATTTGTAGAATTATATATTTTTCTAAAAGTTAATGGAGATTCAAAATACTTCTTATTTTGAAAATCATCCCATAATTTTATAGTAAAATCATTAATTTTTTTAAAAAATGGAATTTTATCTAATATATCTTCTGGAACTCCTCCATATAAATAATTAAAATTTTTAGCTTTAATTTTTTCGTATTCTATGTCAGTTAATTTAGTAGTTATTCCATAATATCTTGCTAAATATTGATGAATATTTGATGTTTCGATTTTATAATTTATTATTTTAGATAATATATTAAAATGATATGAATCATAATCAAACATAATAAAACAATTATTTCGTGGAATAAAACTTTTTCTCGAACCATTTTTTTTATTTAATGAAGAAAAATTAATACCTCCAAAATGATTTGATGGTCTACCAGTTGATGTAAAAAAATTATATTCAGAATAAACAATATCATCAATACCAATATCAATATTATGTTTAAAAAAATTATTAAATATATCTCTATTTATTTTTATTCCACTATTTTCAATTACATATGAATCTTTTAAAAATAATTGATATACATATAATGATGATGGAATATCTAATTTCATTATTCTAATAATTTGACTGCAATTAATTTGACACAATTCTATATGTTTTGATATTGGAATTATATCATTTATATTATCATTATCAAATTTATGATTAAAATATCGATGAATATTTAATTCTTTTTCAAAATTAACTGTTTCTCCATTTAAATATGCAAAAAGATTAGCATCTATTATATTTTCATTATTAAAATAATGATATAAATGTTTATAATTAATTGTCCATATTTCTTTTGATTTTATTTTTGCTAAATCAACATCAAATTTAAATTCTGAATGATTTTTACTTATAATATATTCTTCATTAGTTAATAAATTTTTTATATATATTATAGATATTCTATTTATACAATAATGTTTTTCAGAATAAGAAAAAATAGGAATCATAACCAATTTATCATTATTTTTTTGTAAAAATTCAATGTAATCATTATTATTAAATATAAACTTCAAATTATAATCCTTATTTTATAAAACTTATTAAATACTATTTATTCTTTCCAAAATTGAATTAAATTATTTAATTTTAAACTTAAATTTGGAATATATTTTTCTTTTAATTTCAAAATATTATTATTAGATATTTGAACATCTTCTAATAATCCTTTTATTCTCCATCTTAATTTAACACAATAAAATAATCCATTTGAAAATTTATTCTGTTCCAAATAAAATTTATATTGTTTTTCATCAACTTCAACTATATTACTATTAATATTAGTTTTTAATTTTACAAAATATCGAATCATATAACCATTTTCATAATCTTCTAATACTGGAATTGGATATATTTCAGTTGGATATTTTGTTATAATATTATCTGAATTGATATTTTTATATTGCTCTATCATTTATTTTATATTTTCTTAAAAAAACATCTTAATGTTGTAGTCCAATCATCATTTTTAATTTCATCTGAACATTCCACAACCAAAAAAACACCATTTTTTTTATACATTGTTGGAATATTATCTAAAGTAAAACAATGACCTGGAATTATTCCAGACATACCATCAATAGTAACTGAAATTTCAATAGGATATATTGGAGTAAATCGTGTTTCATTATTTTGATTACCATTTTCAATAATATTACCATTTTCATCAAATTCAATTTTTCTATTAATATATTCAGTTAAAATATTAATTCCTTCTTCATCATAAACAATAAGTTTTCCATATGATGGATTAGAAACTTTAGGAGTTTTTTTACTAATTATAGCTTGTCTTAATTCTTTCAAACTTATACTGAAATTTTTTTCTTTTTGTTCCGAATTTTTATCTTTATTACCTTCTTGTTTTGCATTTGATTCTGGAGGTTTTATAACATCAAAAACTCTATCTTTAATATTAGAAAATAATGAATCCATACCACCATCATTATCATCATTAAAACAAATATTAGAACCATCTTCTCGATTTCGAGTTGCAAAATATTTTAAACTTAATTGATCTGTTAATTTACTTGTTATGGATATACCAGATAATATACTTTTCCCACTATAACCTCCAAATGATAATAATTGATCATCTCCATTTGATTCTTTTTTTGTTTTAATATTATTTATATCATCTTTTGAAGTATAATTCATATCAATAACTCGTAATATATTATCTTGAGTTGGGTCTGGTTGAATCTTAAAATTCCATATTGATGCCGCCGAATTACTCATAGCAATCAATATTTTATTTAATGCTTCATATAATGTTTCTGATGAATCAAAAATATCTTTAACATATTTTGAATTAATATATAAATTATTAATATATCCTTCATTAGTATTATCTGCATCAAAATTTTTTGCATTAGAATCTTGACCTTTTACAATTAATAATACATCTGCATTAGTAGTATATAATAATAAATCATTAGATATTTTAATATTACTACTATCAAATCTAAATAATGATTTATCATTTTGAAATTTTAATTCCATTTGATCATTTATAACCGCATTTTCTATAAAATTCCAACTCACATATATTTTATCTTCATCCAACCAAAGAAATCTTTGTTTTTTTGCAATATAAATATCTTTAGTTTTTATATATTTTTGTGATGTTCTAACATTTATAAGAGTTTCTAATTTCCCATCTGTAAAATTATCATTAATAAAAGATTTTATTGTACTTGTTTTTTCTTTTTCAATTTGTTCAATACTACCTTGATATACTTTATCTCTATTTAAATCAAGAGTTAATAATGTTTGCCCCCATGATGTTAATTCAGTAACACAAGAATATGTTCCATCCTCATTTTCATTCCACGAAAAATTACTTATTATTCCTAAATAAGCATTCTGATTTCCATTTGATTTTTCTATAATATCTTTATATATATTTTTAAAATTATCTGCATAATTAATCAATTTATCTGAAGTATTAATATCAATAGATATTATATTTGATCCATTACTCCATCCCCATTCCACAAATATAGATACTCCAGGACTTAACCAATATGGAGCTAAACGATCTAAATCTTCATAATTAGAACATTCCCAATTAATTGTTAATTTTCTTAATGTTGCATATTCTCCTTTACTTTCACTATGCAATGATATAATTCCAGCCATTGGTCGATCTGATATATTTCGTCCTGCTTGTTTATATATTAAATCAAATGAACCTCTCATTTGACCATTTTTTGATAATATTCCTCCAACTATTATATTATAATCACTACGAAATCCATCTTTCACATGAACTGCATTAGATACTGCTCGTATCCATATTGCTCTTGGTTTAGCTTTATGACCAAACATATTTTTTCTTTTATATAATTCTTTTCCAACCCAATCTCCATTAGTTAATGGAGTTAATCTTGGAAATCCATTCATATTATCTATCATTTATCTTCCTTTGTTAAGTAATTCAAAATCAGATATGATTTTTTCAATATTATTTGGAATTCGTATTTTTAATCCTGGAGTAATTGACAATGAACCTTTTATATAATTTGCATGAGCAATAATCCACCAATAAGTTACATCACCATAATATTTATAAGACAATAAATCTAATCTATCTCCAGCTTTTGAAATTAATATAATATCATTAATATCATTTTCAATTTTCGGATAAATTATTGTATTATATTTTCTAAATTTTAAATTAATATCATTCGTTTCTTTTGCTATTAAATATCTATTCATTTAATTACTCCAATTTATTTATTACTGAATAAAAATCACTATTTGAACCAATAGGTTCAGCATTTAATGAAAATGGAATAAATGTTGTAGATATAGTCATATATCGTGGAACTTTTGCCATTTTAATGTCACTATTATAATAACCATCAATTGCAGGTTGATTATCTCTAATTTCCCAAGAAACATCATCAGAATAATTTATATTTATATTTCCATGTAATATTCCATGAACATTATCAAATAAATCTCCAATTGTTAATTTTATAAATGGAGCTTCCATATATTTTCCAACAGATTGTAAATTTTTATATACTGGATAACACAATCCTATTAAAGCATTTACTTTATCATATACTGATTTCATTTCAGATGGAGATGTAATCATAATTATAAAACTAAAAGCAAATGATCTTTCTGCTCCAGTATAAACATATAATTTATCTGCTCTACCAATATATTTTTTAGAATTCCATTCAGGATTTATAGAATCTGACATACTATTTAATGTTGCTCTAAATATTATTGTTTTTCCAGTATTAACATGATAAAATTTAAATGGTATAATATCAATAACTCCATCTGCATCTTTTGAATAATCATCTCCATATTTAATTTCATTTATACTATCTTTTTTTCCTAAACCTAATCCTTTAACTTCATAAACTTTTCTATCTATAACTCTTTCACTATAATTTAAATTTTGTCCTTTTCGAATTACATTTATATCTCCATAAGACATACGATATTCTTCAATTACTCCAGTTTGTGGATTAATTTTATTTTTTAATTTAGTTATTGCTTGTATATCAGATGTTTTTGCAAATGTTATTCCTTTAGATAAATTTACTTGATCACTATTACCATCACTTATTTTATTAATATTAGTTAATAAATCAGTTAATGGACTTTTATTATCCATAAAATTATATTCAATTACATTATTATTATTTGTAATTATTCTAATTGTTTTACCATTATTAATAGAATATGGATATGATAAATTATATGTATTAAAATATTTTATTTTATTACTATCTGAAATTTGTTGACTACCATAACCAAAATATGATAAAACTGTACCAACAAATGGAACTGACGTTAATACACTCTGTAAATATGCAGAACCTCCACTTTTTTTAATAGTAATTTGACCATCTAACGGTGGATTTATTGCTGTAGAAGATGTATATTTTATAGCATTTTTAGCTAAACCTATATTTATATTCATTTCTTCTTTCGGAGTAACTCTATTAGATATAGGTAATCCAGCACCATCTGCACCTATTGGAAATTTATATCTATTTGGATTTATTTTTTTCCATACCTCAGATTTTGACATAAATTCTGTTGATGATTTTGCAAAATCTTGACTATATTTTGAATTATTAATAAATTCCATATTTGTTAATGGAGATTGATGAATATTTCTACTTCCATCAATTCTAATATAATCACTATATTGTTCTGGAACATTAAATGGTAATGGAATACCAAATAAAGATGATAATGTCATGTGTCGTCTTTCATGAAAACCAACAAATGGTATAGTATTACTAAATATTGATACTGGATTATATATTTTTGTTTCTAATGATGGATTTAAAGTTTGTAATATTTGTTGATTTAATCCAAACATTAATCCTTTTGAACTAAGTAACCATTTTGTAATTTCTTTAGCTCTTGTTAATGTATAATTTAATTTTCCAGAATATTGATCTGCTATTTCATTTGGTTTTATTGATAAAATTTGTTCTGTTCCTGGATAATAATATGGTGATTTTTGATATGCAGTTTTAGCATATCCTTTTATTATACTTTCATCTGTAATTGGATTTTCCGAATTTTGTATCGGAGCAGATTTTTTTTTATTAAATAAATCAATTAATTTAGCCAATTTTTATACTCCCATTATATTTTTCTTGTATTTTTAGCAATAAATTCTGCTAATTTAGCACCATTTATATTCATATCAACTCCAGATTCAAATAATGCAATTAATCTTTGTAATAATTCATATATATCATCTATATTTTTATTAGAAATAGATTTATCAACATATTGCTTATCATATTGAATAGTTTCATCTTTTTTCGTATTAATAGTTGAAAATCCATTATTATTTTCATCTGTTATAGTGGGAACATTAGACATTTGTGGATTTAATATTGTATTAATAGATGAAGCCACATTAGATAATGGAGTAGATAATTTTGCAATATCATTTAATTGAGTAACTATTGTTTTTCCAGGAAGTAATGATGAAACAAAAGTTTCAATTTGACTTCCAGCAGAAGATACTGAAAATAATGTTACTGCTCCAGCTAATGTTGTTATTGCAACCGCAGTTTTCATTAAATCAGTAGACATTAATGCTAATTTTTCAAAATTATTAACAAGACCAGAAAATCCATCAAATATACCTTTCATTACTGATGTTATTACATTACCAATACCTTTAATAATATTAACAATACCATTAAATATATTATTTATACTATTTGAAATTGAATTAAATATTTTAGATATTATATCTCCAATTCCAAATAAAACATTAAATATTATATTACCAAATTCATTCATTAATGGAATAAATGATGTAATTGATTTTCCAAGAATATATATTGCACCTGCCAAAATTAACATTCCAACTGAACCAGCTATAAATAATGGAGAAATTGAACCAAACAATGTTGCTATCATTGCAAATCCAGATATAATTGACATTGAAATTAATACATTTTTCCAATTAATATCAGAAGAAAATTGTTGCATAGCTTTACCTAATATATATAATGATCCTGCTAAAATCGTCATTCCAATTGAACCTAATATAATTTGAGCAGACATTGACGATAATAAATTAGAAATTAAAACTAAAGACATCAATGAACCAATTCCAAAAGCAAAACTTGAAAAATCCACGTTTAAAAACTCTTGCATAGCTTTACTTAATACATATAATGATCCTGCTAAAATTGTTATTCCAATTGAACTTAATATAATTTGAGCAGACATTGACGATAATAAATTAGAAATTAAAACTAAAGACATCAATGAACCAATTCCAAAGGCAAAACCTGAAAAATCCACATTTGAAAACTCTTGCATAGCTTTACTTAACACATACAATGATCCTGCTAAAATCGTCATTCCAATTGAACCTAATATAATCTGAAC